TCTGCGATGACGGCGGGGTACTTTTGACATCCTCCCCGGCCTGAAGGCCGAGGTTTCGCGGCGCTTTCCGATAAATAAATAGGAATACATGCGATACCTTAGTCTTTTTTCTGGAATAGAAAGTGCCTCTCAGGCTTGGATTCCATTGGGTTGGGAATGCGTAGGAGTGGCTGAAATCGAGCCTTTCCCATGTAAAGTATTGGCGCATCATTATCCAGATGTACCGAATTTAGGCAGCGTCACGGAAATCACCAAAGAACAGGTAGAATCACTAGGGCATATTGACTTGGTAGTGGGCGGATTTCCATGCTTTCAAGCTGGAACCAAAATTCTCACATACGACGGATATAGAAATATAGAAAATTTATTGATTGGTGATTTGGTTTTAACTCATACAGGAAGCTGGAAGCCAGTTACATCTGTTATGAAAAGTGAATCAAATAAATTACGAAAAATAAAAGGTGCTGGAGTTATTGAAACAATAACAACAGATGAGCACCCTTATTATATCCGCAAAGCAAGCAATATTTGGGATAACAAGAATAGAACAAATCGTAGGTGCTTTTCTGAACCATCATGGGTTGAAGCAAAAGATATTTCATCATCAAACAGATGTTTCGCAGGGCAAGTTCTTCCTAAAGTTATAGATGATATTGACCATAGTGCAGAATGGTATTGGGTTGTTGGTAGATATTTAGCTGATGGATGGATTGTAGAACGAAAAAATAGAAAAACTGGGCGTATTGTAATTTGTTGTGGTAAGCATGAGTTTTCGGAAGTTAAAGAAAGACTTAGTGATGCAGGATTGAATTTTACAGTAGTAGAAGAAGATACAGTTTATAAATTCCATATTTGCAGAAAAGAATTATTTGATTTTTTAACGCCTTTTGGTAGATTGGCGCACGGGAAAAAACTTCCATCATTTTGTCTTGAATTGCCACGACATAAAGCCGAATCATTATTTAATGGATGGGCAACCGGAGATGGTTGGCGGAATGATAACCACAAGCAATGGAGTGTAACAACTGTAAGTAAGTCATTGGCATTGGGAATGGCACTTTTAGCGCAGAGAGCATTTGGAATTGTTGCTGGAGTATATTACGCGAAAATGCCATTAACATGCATAATTGAAGGGCGTACTTGTAGTCAGCGTGGACAATATACCGTAAGAGTTTGCGATAGAAATAAATCATCATTTATTGATGGTGACTACGGTTGGAAATTATTGCGTCAATCAGATGCTTGTGGTGCTGGAGTTGTGTATAACATTAGCGTACAAGATGACGAATCATATATGGCAAACGGAGCAATAGTTCATAACTGCCAAGATTTATCCATAGCCGGGAAGCGGAAAGGATTACGAAATGAAGATGGAAGCGCAACAAGGTCTGGACTGTTCTTCACAGCAATGCGAATCGTTGAATGGGCAAAGCCAAGGTGGGTTGTCGTTGAGAACGTGCCCGGATTATATAGCAGCCAAAAAGGGAGAGACTTTGCTTCCGTGGTTGGGGAAATGGCTGGGTGCGAATTTGACGTACCGAGAGATGGATGGAAAAATTCCGGTTGTGCAGTCGGCAAAAACGGACTTGTCGAGTGGATCACTCTGGATGCGCAATACTGTAGAACACCTGAGTACCCTAGAGCCGTCCCACAAAGACGAAGGCGTGTGTTCGTTGTCCGAGATTCTGGAGACTGGCAAAGTAGAAAGCCGTTATTTCTTGAGTCAAAAGGCTTGTGCGGGAATCCTCCGCCGAGCAGAAAAACGCGGGAAAAAATTACCTACAATTCTATACAAAGCATTGCATCAAGTTGCAATGACGTAGCAAAGTGTATGACAAAAGGGACTGGACAACGGTTAGATTTTGAGACGGATGATTTTATCGCGCATGTATTCGCACTAGCAGGTAACACCATAGGCAGAAAACCAGAAAACGGCGGAAACGGAAATGGATTTGACGAATCTGGAGCAAGTTATACGCTGACTAAGACTGATGTTCATGCGGTGGCGTTTCATGTTGACGCACAACCAGATGAAATGAATTTCAGTGCAGAAACAAGCGCAACTCTAACGAGATCACAACATGCGGGAGTTGCAATAGGATGGATCGGAGAATTAACAGCCTCTGAAAATGTAGCAGGTACTATTCAGCGCGGTGGTAAAGGCGGAAGGCATGATGGGGTTATGACACCACAAATGCAAGTAAGAAGGCTAACTCCAATCGAGTGCGCCAGGCTTCAAGCGTTCCCAGATGACTTCCTATCGCAAGTAAAAGGGTACTCGGACAGCGCAGCTTATAAGGCGTTAGGGAATAGCATGGCCTGCAACGTGATGGCCATCATTGGGCAGAAAATACATGAAGCAAGCTTGATTATCTAGAAATTCTCAATTTCTCAAATCTGAAATCTGCGTAGGTCATTGAGTACACTCAGAGTGACCCGGTGCGAGGCAAGCCTCGGCCTTCAGGCCTAGGAAGGATAGCGCGGACGCCATAGGAATCCCCCGACTTTAGGCGGGGTGGGGTGTCAATGGGATTCCAGTATCCGGGCTTCACTGATACCGGCCGGTGCCACCAGGCTCATCGTGCTGCACGTGGGTAACAGGTATCCCTAGCTCTTCGTGGTAAAGCACAATCACCAATCCACCGACTGTGGCGTAGAGAATGATGATGATTACCACCCAGTGCTCGACTCTCTTCCACCACTGCCATGGGGTCATTGTTCTGACTCGAATTGCTTGAGGAACCTATCGTAGACGGCATTCTCTTCAATTTCAACCGCCTTCATTTTGATCTGCTTCATCTGTAATGTCAGGCTGTCATCATTCTTGATTCGGTCCTGCTCGTCGCGCTTTGATTTGATAACCTCTTGAACCTTTTCGGCGTATGCGCTCAGAGCCCTCATCTTCGGGTTGTTGATCTCTTTCGCCGCTTCTACGTCATTGTTGTTCTTTGCATTAGCGAACTCATCAGCATATTTCTTGGCGTCCTTCGCCGCCTCGTAGAAAGCGGTGCGCGAGTCGGAGATGCCTGGCGACCTAACAAACCGATGCACGATTGGGTAGTCTCGCGGTTCGTCGCTTAGTTCGCCATATGCCGCCAGCTTCGCAATGTTGGCAGTATCAAGCACGAACTTCCCAGTCCCACCAGTGAGCGATGTTACCCAGAATTTCAGGGTTTCAGGGGAGACGTCAATAACCCCTTTTTCATATTTAGACCCGCCCGTTGCCTGGTTCATGGTGCTCGCAATGTCGTCATACAGCGTGCCTTTGGTGGTGCGATACATCAACTGCGAATCTGGCTTGGAATCACTGTATTGCATGGGGGTGATGCGGCCGCCGAATGAGTTTTCGTTGACGCCAGGCCCGAGGATCATCTTCGGTATTGTTGGAACCAACTGGAACAATCCATGCTCCCCCTCGAACGGGTTGCCTATGGGTGACAGGTTGTCGAACATGGCCGACGCAAGGCGGATTCCGAGTTTTGTTCCATCTACTCCGTGCGCGTAGTCGTCTATCACATTGCCAAAAGTATGAAAGAGCCGGTAGCCATAAGGAAGCGGCAGCGTGAATTGATAATCGCCAATACCGATAACCCAGTTACCATCCTTAACATGGATCGGCAAACGCTTCCATTTGTCCTCGTCGCTGCCCCTAGCTAATTCGGCCAGCGCGATTGCAGCGAGTACCATCACCCCGGCCAGAGCTTGTGCTTGGCGCTTGTGTGGTGACTCGGACAGGGCGTGGTACATGACTTCCGTGCCTTGGATGCTTGGGTTGAAGAACAGGTACGCCGCTCCGGCTTGATTTGAAATCTCCCCTTTGCGGTTGAAGTTCATCAAGTTTTTGGCCTGGGCAGCCGCACGCTTCCGTCCAACAATCGGAACCAACACTTCGTAGGTTGCGACTCTCAAGGCATTTTCCGTGATGGAGTTGATGTGTTCCATCAGCTTCAAGAAATGGCCGATGACCGGTATTTCCTTGAACCCCGCCATGCCGGCTCGGAACGCAGCGATGGAACGTGCCTTGGTCTCGCTTTTGCCGGCGTCTATCTCCTTCTTGTAGGTTCTGCCGTAGGTATCCATCATGCCGGCGTACTCGTTATAAGAGGCTCGAATGTTAGTCCCGATGCGCTCAAGGTCAGATAGGTAAGCCGCCCCTGTTGAACCCCCATCGGCTCTATATTCGCTCACCAACGCCGATGAACCGCGTTTCCTGAAGTGCTTGAAAAGCTCCTTTACGGCGTGCGGGTAGCGCATGAATATCTTGGCCGCTATGAATGCCCCGTACTCCCCGGTAAGGGTTAATGAGCCCTGGATTGCGTCACGAATCGGGTTTGTGAAGATGAAGTCAGGCGAGTACCCGGTGTAGGCCTTGGACAGCCAATTATTTGCCTCTCTGCCAGCCGACAAGACCGCGTTTAGGTGCTCGACACCTATGTTCTTGTAGGCTCTTGCTGCGATCTCGTCATTGATCTGGACCCTGACGGCGTACCCACCAAGATACACGTTGACCTCGTTTTCCTCCAACATAGGGGAGGCTCTTAGCATGACGCGAACTGGGTCTTGGGTTTTAACGATGACGAAATCAGGTCTGTTCCTGTCTGGGTGAGCGGACTGCTGATCGACATACCGCTTGGCGTCGTCTTGAGTGTCGAATGCGTCCAAATCATGGCCCTGGTAGGTGACCATGTAGGCCGTGGCGCCTGGGGCCAGCACCTGACGCTTTACCGGCTTCCCTACGGTAATTATCTCTGGGTTCGCTATTTCCAGCGCGAAGCGAACCAGCGCCTTGCCAACAAGGTTCTTCTCGTCGTTGGTTATTGCACGCTCATGGTCGCGCCAGATGTTTTCGATGATGGCTTCGTCGCGCGCGCCGTGGCCAAGGCGGCGATGTTGCCGGCCAGCGACTGAAAGCCCGCGCCCTGTTCCGGTCTTCTGTTCGTCGCCCTTGACAGGGATGTATAGGGAATACGTATCCTCCCATGACTTAACCAAGTCGGCCGGGATAATCCCAGAATTCAGTAGGATGTCGCGCGACTGCGTGGTGACGGAACGCCACTCATTCGCTAGACGTTTAAGTTCAGAAAAGTTCGGCAGGCTTCCAAGGGACGCCATGATAGACTTTGATTCCTGATCGGTCATGCCGTAGGCGGTCTTGTCCTTGTCATTGTGTAGTACCCTTGCCCTGACGTTGGCCTCTGGTGCGTGCTGCGCCTTTAGGAAGGTGTCGATCTGCTCCATCTCGATTCCGGCCGCCACCGTCTTCTCGATCAAGGGCTTCATCTGCAACTCTCTGAAGTCCTGCATACGCGCTGCGATCCTTCCTGGCATGGTTGTTTCATACAGGTAAACGTCAGCCTCTTCGGGAATCGCAATGCCTTGGTCTTCAATCCATTTTTGCAGGACTTTGAAGCGGTTGAATTTGTTTTGGATAACCCGCAGCCTCTTCTGGGCAGTAGTTTCTGCTATAGGCGTGTTCGCGCGGCTCCTGGGCGATCCGCCTTGTAGGTTTGCCGTGGGCTGAATAGGCGGAGCCATAGGCGGTTTGGGCGGAATGCCCTGGAGTGGGGCTTGACGCGATCCGCCCCGGTTTGTCCATGTCGGCATACTGACCACGTAGCCCGCTTCTTTCGTGCCAAGCGAATACCCAGTAGACGCCCTATCCCCGGTGTATCCAACGGTTGAATATTCAAATGCTCCGCTGACGACAATTGCATCAACCAGCAACCCGCTACGAATCGCGGCTTGCACATCAACAAATTGTTCGGGCGATACCCCGTATGCAAATAGTTGGTCCGACCCTGTTTGCTTGGCGATGTGGCGAAGTATTGCGGCTTGCCTCCTTTCGCTCATCTGTGATGGGGTAACTTCAGCTATCACCCGTATCCCGGAAGAGCCAGAAACCCCGACGATTACGATCTGTCCAGGCGACACTTGAGCCTTCTTTGCCGCGTGCGCCAAATCAATCGGGCTAAGTATCTGCTCATTCAGAAGGGGGTGAGCGAGCTTCGGATTGGCGATGTCGTACTTGGTAGCTCGTCCAAAGTCAGCAACCTCGACGGATGGCAGCAATTTCAGTTTGCTTCCATTGCGCGCCACGGATACCGTGGCAAATCTGTTTTGGTTGATGATGACGTGTCCACCGAACTTCTTGCCGGCCTGCATGAATTTTGCGGCGAGCGTTGCCGTTGTGTCTATATCCTGTTGTGATGGGGTCGGGTTTCCGTCGGGGTGGTTGTGTAGAATCCATACCGTATCTGCACCTACCCGGCCCATCTGGTCGATGATGTCAGTAAGGTGGGCGGACTGCTGGACTTCCGTGCCTCCGATTAGGACTTGCGTGCTCCCTGGCTTGCGAGAAGAAATCGCCGTTTGCCCAACGATCGCTCCATCCTTGACAAAGAAGTATCGTGCCGTCTCCAGTCGTGGATCACGGTAAATCTGCGCAACGGCTGCTAGGTCGTGGGAGTTCTCGACCTTGCTTCCGACCAACTTAGATACTCCCGATTTGGAAAAATCTCTGGCAACTCCGTTAGCGATGACGGAAACGGAACGCCATCCAATTTGCATCTCCATAGAGGGACTAAGTGCGCGTCCTTGTATACGTGCTCCTTCTGCGATACGGAATGATTCTGGAAGTTCATTGAACTCTCTTGCTTCAAGTGCGTAGTCATCGTAGAAGTCTCCGTTTTTATATCCGGCAATTTCAGGGCTTCCGCTAATCCCAGTACCAATCTTGTCCAGCCGTGGCCCACCATGCGGGAAACCGGGTTCATGCGGCAAGATGTGCGGCGTTCCGTGCTGTACCCGTTGCAGCATTCCCTTCTCTACGCTCGCATACCCAGGCTTCTTCGCACGCTGTGAGTACAGCCCGGCCCGGTAGATCAGGTACTGCACGTCGTTATCGCTGATGTCCTTCGCCCAGCCTGCCCGGCGCAGTATCTCGCGCACGGCGCCGACCAGACGGTCCCAGCCGTTCATCTGCTTCGCTGTGCCATTGCCGGCCATATCGGCGAGCACTTCGTTGGTAGCCTCCACCACGGATAGGGCCGGCTCCTTTGCCCGGCGCGCATCAACCTTCACCTTCATGCCGCCATTTCGCTTGTAGATGTTCAGCATGTGCTCTTCGAGCGCATCGCCGAAGATGCCGGACAAGCCGTAGTGTTGAGCTTCGTGAAGGAATGTTTCCTGCGCATGCCCGGTGTCGCGGATATGGGAGGCGAACAGGTAGATTTCGCCGTTGTAGAACAGCCCGGCCGCGTCGTTCATGGCGTCGTTTTCTCGCAGCCATTTCTGCACCTCGCGCGCGGCGTCCTTCGTGTCGGCCAGGACATGCACGGAAGGCATGGTCTGCGCCGCCTTGCGGAATCCGTTGACCACGGCGTTCAGGTCATCGAGAGCGATTCCCCCGGTACGGTTGCCGCGCGCGAACAGCGGAACGCCACTTGCTTCAACCTTGGCGCGCATCTCCGGCGTGATCTGGAAACCGATCTGCTTACCGCCTTCGGTATTGACGGTTGCCACCTTACCAACGCCGAACTTGCGCAGTACTTCGTTGGCTACGGATGGGACGATATGGTCATAGAATGTGCGCATACCGCTGCCGCCGACCTTGAGGTCTAGGCCGGAATAAGTGACGTTCTGTTTATCTGCCGCAACCTCTCTGACTATCTTTTCTGCAAGGTCTTTTCCAACCACCTCAGGCAGCGTTTCTTTAGTTGCGGTATAGGTCCCGATCTGCCCGTTGACACCCTTGGCCGTGATTGAGTAAGTACCATCAGGGCGCATCCCAACATTGACAGAATCGGCCTGCTTGCTCAAATCATACAAGTCCGCATTCTGCTGCCCTGTGCCAAAGACAATGCCGTCAACGCCTGAGTCGATGGCCAGGCGGATGGCTTGTTTGATTCCCAGTTCAACCCAGGATTTAGTGTCGGTGACGAAGGGGGCATTCGGAACGCCTAGCACACCCGGCATGAACTCTGCCGCCACGCTGGGCGACATGGATCGCAGCACATCATCGAACTCAGTTGCGCTGTAGGACTTGCCTTGATAGGTGTAGGTGCAGGTCATTATGCGAATCTCCAAAGCGTTTTGTTGGCGCGTCGTTGGATGTAAACGTAGTGCTTCCACATATCAGCAAGCCACCTCAAGAACACCCGTAGCCTTCATTTTATCAATAATCCCCTGGAAGTCCGCATCAACAGCCGACTTGATTGCATCGCGCTGTTTTTTGTACAATTGCCCAAAGTCACTCTGAATTTCACCAACACGCAAATACCGTTTCCCGTCATCGCCAATTACCTTGTCGGTGCGGAGGTGGACCAAAACATTCTTCTCGTCCCAGTGGGGTGATCGAAACTGTTTTGCCGGGACACGCGATTCGCGAATTGGCGCACCAAGCTCATCTAGCTTGTGAATTTCATCCGGGGTTGCATTTCGCATAACGCTTTCGCCATTACCATATTTTTCACGCAATTCGGCCTGATACGCGGTGAACTCTTTGTTGGCGGCGGGGGGGTCGCGTTGCGGTAACGTCACCAACGTCTCGCGGTAGCTGCCCGGTATGCCGCCCTTGTAGCTGGAGCCCCAGTAGCTTGAGTACTTGTTGGCGTCTCCTGTTACGCTTATCGTGGCGCGTATCGCTCTTGCGGAAGGGTTGTCGCCATACTCCATCTCGATATCGCCAGCCTCTATGATTCTTGCCTCTGCCGAGTAAATATCGCCATCTTTAAGAAAAACGATCGCCTCTTTCAGTCTCGCATCGAATTCGTCTGATGATGACTGGACGCTATCTGACAGATTAGTTTCCTGCTTTATGTTTAACTCGTCTATAGAGTCTCGGATTGCCTCAACCTCGTTGTCGGTGAATTCGTCGCTATCGCCAAAATCTGACAGCGAGTATGGATCAACCTCTATTTGCCCATTGCCGTTGTAAGACAACCAAGCGCCGGCCTTTGCTTTTCTTCCATCGTCAAACGTAACTGTCGTATTCACCCAACCACCGTCTTTGCTCCACCCTTCATGCGTGCCGAAATTGTCTACAGTCACATTTATTCCAACTTTTTTGCTTTCCTTATCACCATTGTCGTCTTCATAATCAATGAATTGGTATGTGTCCTTATCGTCTGCGGTTGGCTCTTGCTTTATCTGATATTCGTCTGTGTCTGTCCATCCATCCGCGAAAGTTCCGATGTATTTATCTATTTCTTCTATTACGCCATTTAAGTCTCCGACACCGACCCTCTCCACCGTATTCACCACCACCCCGTTACCACTCAGGTAGTCGGCAATCTCGGCCTTCGTCACCTTGTCCTTGCCACGCAGTTCGAGGTAATCCAGCAGGCCGGACCAGTTCAGTTCATCCAGCTTGATGCCTGATTTTCCGGTGTTGGCCATCAGCCAATTTTTCACCTGCGTTCCGTTGCTGAATACCTTTGCAGGTGCGCCTTCGATGGCTTGCGATAGCGGGGAGTACCACTTGGCGCGGGATAGCATGGTAGAGCCAAGATATACATCCTTGGCCTGGACCGTGTTAGCCCCAGCTTTTAGCGCAGCCAGGTCTTTTTGGAACCGTTCCATCGCGCCCGGCACGATCGGCGGTTCGGCTTGTTTTTGTGTTATTGTTTTGAAGTTTCCAGCCACTTCCGGCGCACGCATGGATACAGGATTGATGGCGGCATCCATGGCGGAAGTACGTGTGTTGACCGTGTCCGGGTTGGTTACAGCGTTCTGCTCTGCCAAACTTACTGCCCGCGTGCCTTCGGCCTGGCTGCCTTGTCCATCGGTTACATACTCGATTCCGTCAAGAGTCTTGATGTCGATCATCTCCAACGCAGACTTCACATTTGCGAATGCAGCGCGCGACACCTTGCCGTCCGGCATGGCGATTATGGCACTTTCGGCGCCAGAGAGGCTGGCTGCTCGCACCAAGCGCATCAGGCGGCCGTCCTTACGCAGCTCGCCCATGTGCCCGGCGTCGAACGGGACGTATGCGGTGATCTGGTTCTGTGCGTTGGCGAAGACGATGCCGGGGTCGCCCTTCGCTAGTTCAATGACATTGATGGCCGCCTCACTTGGGTTTGTGAGTTTATTACCTACGCTTCCGCCACTGGCTATCATGCGTTCTACGATAGGCACGCTGAACAAGGGCTTCTGGCTGGCGCTGACATCGCCATTTCTGTAGCTAGTGTCTTCGTAGTGCACCCGGTCGCCCCGAGTGGCCATCACCAGAAGACCGTGATAGGTAATTCCGCTGCCGCGCATAAGATCATCGAGCCTGGAGGATAAATGTCGGTCTACGCTGGACAGTTCCGCGAGACCGGATGGGTGGTTGTGTGCCATCCAGACATGCGCGGCGCCGTGGATGCGCGACAACTCGCCCATAATTGTTCCTGGGTAGACGCTTGTTTGTGCGGTGGCACCCTTAAACGATCCGATGACGGCCAGCGGGCTTCCCTCATTGTCCGTGACCAGGGCGTCGAAGTGTTCGACAGCGTATTTGGATAGGTAGGCAAAGACCTGGGCGGCGTCGCCAACCGTGTTGACCTTGTTCAGCGGGAGCGCGCGCTGCCCGACGGTGACAAGTTGGGTGGTGGTGAGGTAGAGGCCGGGGACTTCGGCGGACTCGCGCACGGATAGGGTGGCGGCGGCGTGTAGGTTCCCGTCTCTGGTGGTCGGCTTCCGTCGTGCAACTTTTCTTTGCAGATCGGGTAGAGCAGTTTTTTCATGTCCGAACAGGTCTCCGGTGTGCGGGTCTGATTCATTCACAGCATAGACCGCGCGCTCTTCCTGAGCAACGCCGCCTTGTACAGGAATGCTGGCCTGGACGCCAATACCCATGATCCGCTTCGCCACGTCGATGTGGTTCTTGGCGTAGAGTGATTCTCCGGCCCGACTGGACAGGTAGTCTAGGGCTGCGCGTAGCCGTTCGTCGCTGTCGATGTAAGCTTCCATGCGTGCGCCGTGCTTGAAGAACTGCTCTCCCAGGATGTCGGTAAAGGCGACGTCTGCATACCACTTCCCGCCTCCGCGTTTCGACAGGGTCGTTGTGATAGCGTAGCCACCGCCGTCCGACTGGATGATGAGCGAGTTATCCATGGTGCCGATAGACCCGTTGCGCTGCCCGGAACTTCCAGTTGCATCGGAAAAGAACTGGATCGCCTTGTCGGCTGGGATTAGGACGTCGGAAGATGCCTTAACCTCCTCGAAGTCGAACTGCCTGGGCATGAAGATACCTTGCGAGGTCGTGCCGTCGCTCTTGGTATAACTTACGACCTGACCAGGATGCTTGGCATAGCCGGCAAGCAGGTTGCCGGTTATCATCCAGCGGTTCTCGCGCCGGGAGTGGACACCGCTGTCGAACAGTGACATTGCCTCGACGTAGCTTGATTTTCCGGTTTCCGGGTTGAGATGGTCTACCCGCTGTTCCTTTTCCATCTTGAAGCTGCCGCCGACCTGGGTCAGGCTCAAAGTGAGCTTCTTGGACTCGCCGTTGGCCAGGGCGAAAACCATCTTCCATGCCGAGCCGGCAGCCGGGTTCTTAGTCTTCTGGGTGTCAATAACATCGATGATTGCACCGTGCAGGATAATGCCGTCGCGGTTTGTCAGGCGCACTGTATCCCCGATCACGGCAGAAGAAAGCACGGCGTTGACGTGGTTCTGCATGTTGGCGATCAGGGCTTGTTCGCTTGCGAGTCGCGCTTGGTCTGCTCCGCCCTCTAGCAAAGTATTGAGCCGTTCCTTTGCGTAATCGGTGATGCGTAGATTCATGCTGGTCCGCATTCCGAACGCAATGGCATCGCCACTATCTCCGGCAAGCCGTTCCGAGATCATGTCGCGGATTTCCTTGGACGAGTATGGCTTCACTGTGCGTTTTACACTTACCAACTCCATCGTTGCCGGTTTCGAGAATACGGAATCGACACCCTTGTCGGCGGTAATCGTCTCGCTTTTCAGTGTTTCCGCGTCAAGGTCGAGCGCCTTCGCCTCCAACTTGTTGGTGCCCATATCGTTTTCACGTTCGATCAGGTCTTTGTATCGCTCAACCAGGTCGGCGTATACCTCTTCCTGCTTGGCGATTGGCAGGATTGGGATGTAACCGGTCATCTTGCGGATGTCGCTCTCGTTGCCATCCTCCGGGTTTTCCTTTAGGTCTATTACCTCGCTTCCGCCAATCGACTTGTGGACGTCTGGGTTGTCGCGCAGGTACTCCATGGCAACCTGCCCACCATAGTCGTTCATGAAGTCGGTAACCCCATCTGCCATGACGGATGATTTTTTAGATGCCGTAGTGTTGGCGTTCAAGCTACCCATTTTTTTCATGAGGATGGCGGCCGGACGCGACTCGGCCGGGATGTTTGCCATCATCTGCGTGTAGGCAGGCTCGATGACCTGGCCGGTACGGTGAATTCGTCCCAGCATCTGCATGTGGGTGTCGATGTTAGCCTCTGGCTGCACTAGGACCATGTGGCGCTTGCGTTGGTCCCTGAACTTGCTGGACGCATGCAGCGATAGACCCGTCGATCCGGACTGGTTGACGATCAGGATGTCGATGTCGCCGCTGTTAAAGCCGTTGATCGCACCCAACCGCTTCTTGATCGTGGCGGCGCGGCTTCCGAGCCTATGAATGCCATCGGCGCCATAGTCCAGCGTCACTGTGCGCCCGGTTATCTCATCCGTAGTGATTGCTCGCTCCACGCCATCCAGGCCTTTCGTCTTGGCCTTGCGCAGTTCGGAGTGCATGTAGTCGATCGGGGAGATCGGCGCTGCTCCGAATCCTGAATCTGCGATCTGCTTGCGGATGCCATCGTATAGGCCGACCAGGCCTGGGCCAAGGTCTGCGTCGGTAAGGTAATAGGGCACCGATTCCTTGGCACCGGGCGACTTTACCCGCACCCACCGCTGCTTCTCCAGGTAACGCTGGTACAGGTCTGCGAAGGATAGCGAAACCGGGTCACCGATGGAGATACCCACGTCTTTGGCGTAATCACTCAGGAACGACCCCATCGTGTTTGCCACGGTGAGAACGACTTTCTCTCCCCGGTTGGATCGCTCAATTGCGTACTTAACAGAATCTACTGCCTTGAGCGACAGCAACATCTGACCGATAAGGTTGTGCATTATCGCGCCGAAGTTGGCGCCTGCCACCTGGGTCTTCTCGCCCTCGAACGATACGGCCGCTCCGGAGGCGTCAAGCGATTTCTTCAGGGCTTTGATTGCCGCTTCCCTTAATCGTGAGAACTTCAGGACGCCGCGCATGGCGCTGGACATATTGTTGGCTGTATCAAGATCAACCTGGGCTGCGCGTGTGTCGTAGGTCACGCCGGCAAAGGTGCGCTCTCGGCGGATATACTGGCCGTCAATCGTCAGCATGGTTGCGACCGCCTGCTGCATCGGCACCCCGCCGCGTTTGATGGCTTCTGTCAGTTCGGATGGCTTATCCACCGCCAGCATCATGTTGGTGCTGGAGTACAGGTCCATCGAATCCGGCCGTTTCGCGTAGGTGGCCGATGAGAAGAAGGTGCCGCCGGAACTGGCAATCAGTTTCCTGGCGAACCCAGAGCGCCCGGTGTGGACGCTTCCTGTTTGCTTCTGTTGTTCGCGCTGATCCCTTGATCTGGCCTGCTGACCACCTGCTCCACCAGCCTGATGGCTCTCGTCGAATATAATGAAGTTGCCTTTAGCGAACTGCTCTAGGAATTCCTGGCGGGTCGTGACTTTCCCATTGACGTTCTGCATCTGAGAATAGGTGGTGAAGATGGCCTTGTATTCCCCGACAGACCCGTCCTGCATCATGTGCGTCATAACCGCGTCCAGGGCATTCCCGATCTTTGGTGCCCGCAGGCTGTGCGATTCTTCTACGATCTCGCCATCCCGAGTGCGAGTCAGCGTGTAGGGGATCGGATCGCCGTCGCGGCGGGTGATGAATATGCCGCTGGCGTCGTGATCCAGCCCGAACGTATCCGCCATGCCGATGTCGTCCAGGTCGCGGATCATGTCGGTGTATAGGTTTGGCTTGTCGGTTACGAAGATCGGCCGATGTCCGTTCACTAGGGCATAGCGGATCATCGCCGCCACGACCCGACCCTTGCCCACTCCGGTCTGGTCCCCAATGATGAAGCCGCTCTCATGCTGTGCGTTGTAGATGCCCATGGCTAAGGCATCTATCTGTTCTGCCGAGAACACGGTCTTGGCGTGTCCAATATCCATTTTTAGCGATTCGGCAACATAACTGTCCAGGTTTCCGACGTCGGCCTCTATCCTGCTGATCGCGTCCTGCACGGCATCCCGCATGGCGATCGGGACCAGGGTTCCGATGGCTGGCGCGGAAGACCTTGGCTCGTAAGTTACCTGGTGCTCGGTTTCTTTCTCCAGCCCGCGTCGGTCTTGTGTCAGTCCAGATTGTGCGGGTTTTGTTGCGAGGCCGCTAGTTCTACCCACAACTGGAAGTTCGTTTCCTCCATCGCTATCAGGGCGCCGATTTCCTGCGTCGCCGTTCCCACGAACGGGTCTTGGTCGATGACCGCCAGATTGAACAGGGTTTGCAACTCCAGGTTCCCCTTCAGAATGAACTGGGCGATCTGATCTGGGCTGTCCGGGCTTGGAACTTCCAGCAGGTTGCACGCCCATTTCGCCAGAGGCATCTGATCCTCCTCGTACTCCTCCAACAGCAGGTTGACCACCCGATCCTCTAGGGCCGATAGCCACACCCCCTCGCTGATCCTGGTTCCCGGTTTCAGCCATACTGCCGTCAACCCTGTTGGAATCGCCATGCCCTTCGGATACCACGCGATCTCGTTCATTGAGTAACTCCTTTAGTTCGCCATAGGTCTTGATCTCGGTTGGCAGATCGGCGGCCGGCAATCCGCGCTTGCTCTTGCCGCGCCCATTGATGGTAACCATGTCCACCGGGTACTTCGCTCCCTGCTTGGAGTATAGGTCGCCATCAATAGAATAGTGCCCGGTCACGTTGTAGTGCTGGTACAGGAAATAGTAGAACTCGCGCTTACTCTTGCCGCGATAGCCGTTACGCCGACCTTCCGGGGTGTTGGCGTTTAGAATTCCGCCTACGATCAGGACCGCCTTGCCGTCGTCAGCCATGGCATCCAGTGAGTTGAATACGATTGCGTGATCGACCTCGTTGGTTTCGTACCCTAAAAGCGGCTCGTATCGAATCGTCTCGCCATCATCTCCCTTCACTGCTCCGAATGGCGGGTTCATGATGACAGCCGAGGCATCGCCGTTACCAGGCTTCCATGCGGCGGCGTTGTTGGCGCGGATTGTGGCACCTACCAGGACTCGCTTCAGCATGGCGGCACGGCGCTGGTTAAGCTCGTTAGCGATAACATTGCCAGGGACCGCCTCGATCAACAGCACACCGTTGCCAGCGGTGGGCTCGTAGACTACGGAGTCCCGGCCGATGCCAGCCAGCCGAGAGGCGATAAATGCCATTGGCACTGGGGTCGAGTAGGCCTGCTCGCGGATGCTCTCAGAAGACCGCATACTCAGATTTGGCTGCGCCTTGTAGAGATTTAGGAGCGAGTCGAAGATGGTCTCGTCGCCGACGCCGTTGTCATGCCCGATCTCTACGATCTTACGCGCCGCCAGCACCACGCCGGCCTCGATCGTTTCGTCAGCCAACTTGGCGTGCTCGGTGCCTGGCTCTATTTGTTCGCCGGTCAGTTCAGTGATGAACTTTCGTGCTTCTAGGATGGTGGCGAAGGTGGTTCCGTCCACGAAGGCTTGACTGATCAATCCAGCTACCGCGAAGCGGCCGTCATCCGTTGAAATCGTGTTGGGCTTATTTGGTGTAGCGGATGTGGCGGAATCATTAGGTGCCGACGGTACGATAGATGGCTTCGCCTTTGGGCGGGTGACGTGCGCCATGCGGATGAAGTAGCCGCCATTCATTCGCCAAGTGAACTTGTCAACCTCCCGGGCCGATTCCTTTGTCTTGAAGATGGTAGCGATCACCCCCTTGAGGACCTTTCCGTTCTTGGTCGTGTACTCGATTTCCGGCGCGGCCGTCACCAGCTTCCGGTTGGAGACGTGCTCGCCCTTATCGTCTTGCACCTCTACCGGTTCAGGATTTGGCTTCACGGCCAGAAATTCCGGAGTGGCGTCCGCGCTCACCGGGTCAGAATTAACCAAGGCCGGGAGCACGTCCTTCAATTCCTGGATGCTCATGCTTGGGGAGACAGACTGGAATACCTGGGCGCCGAACTTGTCCTCGAAGCCCAACAGGTAGGCTGCCACCGCCTCGTCACCGCTCTTGAATCCGAGCATGACCTTGTGCTCATCGAACTTGGCATTCGCGTCGTTTGGTTCCGCGTCGACCGGCTGGCGCTGGTTGATGATCCAGGCATTCGTCTCATCAGGATGGGGGCCAACAAATACATCGACATGATCGCCGTCGGCGCCTGTACTGCGCTTGATGTAGCCGTAGTTGACGCCATTAGGCATGATGGCCGCCCAGGCGCTCTTGGAGAGGTTTTTGCTGGCCTGGGTGGCGTCGGCCCAGTTGCCGGCTTTACGGATCATAGAGATCGCCACCATCAGTGCCGTTGGATCGGCTTTTGTCTGGTAGCGGTCGAACGCCATTAGCGCGGCGGACAGGTCAGACAGTTCGCCGCCCTTTGCTCCGATCTTGGCGGCCTCAATCTGATCGCGTGAAAGGTTGGTACGCGCTGACCCGCTCGGGTTCTCAATGGAGAGGTTCAGGCCGTGCAGGGTGATGTGGCCCTTGGCGTAGTTGCCGGCCTCGGCTTGCGCCTGAGTTGGAGCCGGCTTGTCGTTCTGCGGCGAGCTCGCGGCGTTGTGGGTGGCGGCGTCGATCTTGGCCTGGGTGTCTGCCAGGAGTTCATCAATCGAATCAAACGCCATGGCCTCGCGCTTGTTGCCGCCGATCTCTTTGGCGACGTTGATGTAGCCGGCCTGGAGGTTGTCAATGGAAAGCTTGTCCGCCACCACATCGCCGGCTAGTTGGCGAATCTGCGCCATGACGTATCGTGCTGCGTCCTGGAACTTTAGATAGCCCATCTTCGCCGCGACACGGAAGATTTTGGACATGATCGGGATGATCTTGGCCTCTTCCTCTGGGGTCATGTTCAACTTGGCGCCAAGAAGGCTGGCAAGCTCTCCGATAGCGTCTCCCATCTGCGCTTTCAGGTCTGCCATTTCATCCGCTGGCGCGGCAGCAACACGATCTTCGGTAGGCGCTGTATCGCGTGCACCGGCTTCGCTGATCGCCACATCTACCGGCGCATTGCCAATGGCATGAGCAAGCGTATCGGCTTCAGCATCCTGTTTTTTTCTATCGAGCACCCGCTCTGCCGCGTCTGGATGGTCTTTCTCGAATGCAGCAACCGCTTCGCGCTCGATCCTGGTCTTCTGGTCTTGCAGAGTGTCGATGGCATCCTCGGTTGCGCGAATGAACGCTGCTTTCTCGCCCATCCCGCGCGACATGTAGGCGCCGGCAGCAGACCTTATAACGTCCTGGTCGGCCTGCTCGATCTTGTGTACCAGGAAACACGGTGCTGCTTTGCTCATCAGATTTTGCTCCGGGAAACCTCGGCCTTTAGGCCGGGGCGTGTAATGCCGTCCTTTAGGGCGGGGGGGGATGTCAAATGATGCCGCTCATCATGATGGAGAGGATTTCTATGACCTCTCGGTCGTCGGCTTCCAGAACCGTCTGGGCTGGAGATTTCTGGGCATAGAGGGTACGCCGCTTCTTGGTGCTTCCGCCATTACCTTCTTGTTGAACGGCTGTCGCCTGGGCGGGGACATCGACCTGGTGCGGCGCGATACCCAGACCAAATGCCACCAGCGCCCCGGTAATGAGGCCACGGCCAAGCCCGCGCGAGACAATAGCCATTACGCTAGGCGCTCACGACGCTCTGCTCCTGCCCCTCGGTACGGCTGGTCGGTAGTGACACCCTCGTACATCTGCGCAGTGAGTAGCGAAGTTACACCATCGACGTCGTAGACCGTCATGAGCCCTGTGATCGGATCAGTCACGGTCTTGTTGCGCAGGATGGCGCTACAAATCATCATCTTGTCCTCGAATCCAATGGCGGTGGCATGTCCCCAGACGGCCGCCGCAACGTCTTCCGCTGTCGGACACGCGCCAGGCTGCGAAGCGATGCTGTAACTGTCGCTCAAGTCGGCACTGACGGCCGCCTGGATAAGGTAGCTGTCTGATAATAACGCTGCCGCCGACGCAATGATGGTGTAGGCGTCATCCAGTTCTGCTGAGGCCGACGTGCTGATGGAGTAGAGGTCGGAAAGATCGGCGCCGATGACTGCGCGGATGGCGTAGCTATCAGCGAGGTCAGTCGCAACTGCGGCGCGGATGGCGTAAATGTCGCTCAATTCTGCGGCCACACTGCCGCTGCTCTGGATGCCGTAACTGTCGCTCAGCACGGACGAGACTGCGGCACGGATGACATAACTGTCAGCTAGTTCGGCCGCAATTGCGGAGCGTATCAGGTAGCCGTCTGCCAGAACCGCTGCGACCACGCCGGTGATGGCGTAGCTATCAGAAAGTTCTGCGCTGACAGCGGCCTGGATCGCGTAGGCATCGGCAAGTTCTGACGCAATGGCAGCACGAATGGTGTAGCTGTCAGCGAGTTCTGCCTCCGCCAAAGCCAGGATAGCGTAGCTGTCCGTGAGTTCGGCAGAGACCGAAGTGGCACCCCCGGATTCAACAACTGGTTCCTTACCTATTGCCCACTTGCCGATTGCGCCTTTACCGACGGCCATGAGTTATTCCGGCCAGCCGACTGCAATATCCAGGTCTGGATTACTCATGGCCTGTGCCTCAAGTTCGTTGCTGTAGGCACGCACCGTCAGTATCCAGCCCCACGCAAGTTGCAGTGATACCTCGATTGCCTCATCAGTCTGAGTGAAGGTTCCAATAATGCGGCGATGTTGCAAATCCGTCGCCATTGCGGCCATATTAAGCTGCTTAGTTAACGGGTAGCGGGCGAGTATCTTTTCCCCAGCGAGGGTTTTGATCTGTTGTATTGCATTGGCACGCCTGGCTTCTAGTACTTCGGTATCAGTAGCGAGCCTAGAAGTGCCATCCAACAGGTCAATGCGATAAGTTCCATCGTTGTTGTCGGCTGCACCGACACAGGATTGAATACTGTTTGTGAGGATGGTTAGCATTGTACTGTTCCTCCTAAAGCCCCATACGAGTATGTCGCTTGGTAAGTACTAGTGTTTCTTTCAAGCAAGTTGATGCTAACCAGGCCAATTTCATGTATAGCCATGCTATTAGTGGCAGCAGATGATGTGCTTAAAGTGCTAACAGTGCTAGTAGAAAATGTTCCTGAATAGGGGAGTGTTGTTGAATTTATGCCAATCCAACACTGGGCTGGTGAGCCTTCCACTGATGCCGTGTTAATAGAAGAGATTGACAGAGTAGCCGACCCAATCATTCCATTGCAATATCTAATCTTCGCAAACGAATTACTATTGTATTGCCTGTACCCGATCACTCCTGACCATGTGTGCCCCGGATCATCAGAGGTATAGTAAACTTTTCTATGAGTCCGATTGTAAAAATTGTACAAAAACCGGTTGGCATGAGAACTCTCGGTAGTTGTCGTGCTGGTTGTACAGAACGTGCCAAGATACAATCTGGTTTTATCATCAGCCTTACAATATCTGCCATCTTGCAGTGTTACTCCGGTTGCTCGTGCGGTAGTGCTTGTCCATACAAGTTTTTCTAATGCCAACTCACCTGCATTAAGATAACCGAATACATCATACGGCATTACACTAATCACCGTTCCAAGCGCCAATGACTTTTCGGTAAATGTGGTTGGAACCCATCCAGCGCCATCCCATAAAATAACAACATCGTGGACGAAGGGAGTGTAATAGACAGTAGTTGCACCAACAACATCCGATATTGTCACCGGTACACCTGGCGTGAGTGTTAACCGGCCACCAGGAGTAACCCCTTGCAATAGTGTATTGTGGCGGCGGATGCGCTCTGCTGTCTCAATCTCGTAGACTTTAGCCGCGCTTGTGAAACTTACTGCTGAACCGGTGCTGCTGGCTTCAAGGGTTCCGCGCGTTACCGTAGTTCCGGAATGCGTGTAGGTGCAATCTCTGGCGATCTCCCAGGCGCCGCCTTCCTCAATTAGAATATCGACATTGGCATTTGCGCCGAAAGCAGTAGCAAACGATTGATAACCAGTTTCTGCTCCGGCCAGCGTAATGGTGCCGGTTCCTGGCGTGCCAGATACCGCGTTGCCTACTCTGTTTTTGAGGGATGGGATTGGCATTGTGTGGCCTTACGGGTTGGTGTCGCCCTGGACCTTTATCGTCCAGGCATCGGTTGTGCCGGCGGCGGCGGCGTTGACTGTGCGGCGTACCCAGACGGGATAATGGCTTCCAGGAGCGAGGTCGCCAAGCGTCAGTCCAGCGGCGAAACTTGATGGCTGGCTGAAGGGTTCGCCGACCGGAGCCGTGCCTTCGTTGGCGATGGCTTCTGCTGTGCCGTTCAGTCCTTCACCACCAAGCGCAATCGCAATGTCGGTGTCCGCACTGCTGGTCTGCGACTGAATCCAGACTTTTGCCCCAAGCAGCGTCAGGGTGGCGTGGGCATTGTGCACGTAGAGGCAGCGGTATTCTGCATCTCCCGTAGCCGCTTCGGAGCTGGTAACGTCGTCGAATATCACGTTGGTGGTGAACTGCGCCGAGGATTTCGCACCCCCCAGCGCAAGCGCCGGGTCTGCATTGCTGGCGCCGCCACTCATGCGGTAATGGATGTCTGTTGCAATAATGGGCATTCTAGCGTCCTCTCAATAGTGAATTACTCAATGCCTAAAGGCAGTGGTCTTTGGCGGATTTTAGATAATCCAATACCCGTCGTGCTGGCTATTACATCCGCCTATGGTAATTGCGACTTGGTATTCTGTAAATTGGCTCGGCTTCACAGCAAGGTTCTTCAATAGATGATTAGTCCTGGGTGACGTGCATTGTAACCGAAGATATGAGCTTGTCTGCATCACGCTCGAAGGTGGCCTTTATCAGCTTGTTGCCACTCTTCCCCAAGGCATCGTGGAGCTTCTTCGACATTTCTACGCTCCTGTCCATCGCGGCGATGACGGCATCTGCCACACGGTTATCTGGCTCAGGAATGGGCGCCGCTATCGGTTCTGGCGCGATGTCATCTTCATACTTGATCGGCATGATGGTCCTAGTTACGCCTTCAGGCAATCTAGCAAAGCTTTCATCTGCATGATGTCGTCGTCCGTCGCCTTGATCGCATCCAATGCGCTTACTTCGCGCTGCTGGTACGTGTTCGTGCGGCTGTTGATGGCTGGTATTGTAACCCTGATCTGCCTCAGGATCATGGGCACGATGTCGCTCACCGTAATACCGACAGGCCCCGTCTGCGCCGGCGCTTTGGCTGGCGTTGGTTGAGGCGCGCTGAATATGTCGCCCTGCCCTGCAAGTTCATCCGGCGTTACCTTCTTTACGATAGGGGACGGTGGTTCCTGGCCAAGTTCAAAGTTGGCGACGGTGGCGTCAACTTCGGCCTTCTTCTCCTTCTTCCTGTCAGCGATAACCTGTGTTTTACGCGCGTCGTCTTCCTGCTTGGCGCGCGCTCGTTTCGCGCGTTCTTCTTCCGCGCGCGCGTCGGATGCGGCCGTGCGGATTCGATCACGTTCTGCCTCTTGCTCGGCAAGGATTTCTTCCGGTGTCTGGCCGACCAATTCGATGGTAGGCTTGCCGTTGTCAGCCAGATTGAATTGTCCGACTTTACCCGGGCTTAGTTTACCGGTTTCACGCTCGCCGCTCTGGTCATTTGCGCCTTCTCGTTCAGGCCCCTGAGCTCCGTCTCCAAGGCTTTCACTTTGAGGCGGATTTTCATCATCGCCACGACCCTCTTCTGCTCCTCTGGCGGGAACGCCAGGAACCGCTGGCGTAGCGCCAGGAGGCGCAGCTTCTTGGCGGTCTGGCCCTTGTGCTTCACCTTGGATTTCTTCATTCCATGCTGCTCCAAAAATGGTGTTAAGGTCTGCCGGATTGCGCGATTCGTCTTCACCGAACGGAATATCGTTGACCTCTTCTTGTGCATCATCGACAAAACTATCCGCTTCCTGAATTGCTTCGCGTTCCAACTGATCGTACTGCGCGTACAGGGCGTCGATCTCCGCCCTGATCTGCTCTGCTGTCTTATCTGTGGTGTCCACTCCAAGCGCACTCGCTTCTTCAACAAGTTTCTCACGCTCGGCGATGCTATTCTGGCTTCTCTCCTCGGCAATTATGTCCATCAACTCAGCAACAAACCGCTTTGACTTCGCATTCATCGGCTTGCCAGCGATGGCGTCTTCAACGGCATTAACAGCCGCCTGGCCTGAAATCTTGTTTGCCATGCCCGCATACCATTCTTGGTGCGGTATCCAGGTGGTGCGGCTGATCTTGTCATAGTCAGGATGATTGAAGTCCTCTGATCCACGGATCATTCGACCACCTTCCTGCGCCCAGCCAGTTAGTTTAGCGATTGCTCGCAAGTCTCCTTCCATGCCATGAATACGGGCGTCGTCAATCGGCTTTAGTCGTGATTTCTGTAATGCCTTGAGCGCGCCGATTTTGGCCTTGGCGTCGGCGATACTAGGGGCGCCTACAGTAAACGGCTTCAGAATGGGTGGAACGACCGCAGGCTGCTGACCGAACAGGTACATCAACATCCCGCTACGGTCTGCACCGGTTAGTCCCCCGCCTTTCAGCATCCCGATATTCGAGAATGCCCTAGAATTGAAGCTATCGCCACGCGATTCTGCCTCAGAAGTGGCGTTTTCTATCAGCCATTGAGAGTGGTACTTCTTGCCTTTCTGCTTCGGGACTGGCGTTGTCTTGCGGCCAGATAGCGTGCCGAAAACGTCCCCAGGATTGATCGGTTTTCTATCCGTCGCGCGGCCTTCCTCATCAAGCGTGCGCAATCCATCAGATTGCTTATTGACTAGTGCGGCATCTCCAGGAGTGCGCGCTTCTGATGATCCCGAGATCGCCGGCGGCATTTCGTCTGCTAGTGCCTCGCCAGGTTTAGCCCCTCCAGGTGGTTGCGCAGGCGCCGCACCGTCTCCCACTGGCATTCCGGTACTGGTACTGTCTCGCCCTTGGAGCCCAGGCATTGCGTCTGGAATAACGATTCCGCTTCCAGGTAGGTCAGCGCCTTTGACTTGATTGCCATTTTCAACATTGGCGTCAGGGTAATTCTGTGCGGCTGCAAGATCGCTTGTGCCATTAGGTGTCTCGTCGGTGACTGTCTTGTCTGGGAGTTCTGCCTGCCGAATGCGGGCAAGGAGGGCTGCGTCTGATCCATCGTCCTGTTGAGGCACCTCAACGGGTGCGCCTTCTTGAAGAGGCGTGGGAAGCACGTTCTGAGCGGCGGCTCGGGTAGGTACATCAACGGGGGCAGTCTGGCCCGGTGCTACTGGCGCGGCGGCAAGGGCCGACGTGAGCGGGCCGGTGGGGGCGGGGCGCGACGGCTCAGGCTGCGCGGAAGGTACCGATCCGCGCGTGAGCGGGTTGCCTTCCCATGCGCTCATGGCACGCTGTTTTGCGAGATTGGCGTCAGCTTCCGGCCTGCTGACATTTGAGACGAAGCTGGCATGCCACGCATCCGCCGCATCCTTCCCTATTATTTTCTTTAGCCCTTCATGAGCAACACTAGCTGCGCGAATACGCATCTCGTTCGGTGCCGTCTCGTCAACCAACAAGGTTCCGACGTTTGCCCTATCCTTGGCGGCGTTAAGGTGCCCGGGGACAGCGACCGGCATCAAGAGCAGCGACATCCCAAGGGCCGCAATGGCGCCATGCTTGCCTGCCTCATGCGGCGATCCGTTGTTCTTCGCACCATATAAATTTTCTACGGCTGTCTCACCGAAGCCTTGCACGTATTCAGTGCTTGACTGGATGCCGGCATTGGCAAGCATGTCCTTGGCAAATGCGCCAAGCCATGACGGGCTTGTAATCGTTGATAGCGCTTTCTTTGTGCCTTGTTTACCTAATTCATTCACCAGCAAGTGACCGACACCAGTGATAAGTTTTCCGCCGATCACGCCTGCAAGGGCTTCCCCGCCACCCTCTATGCCATAGTTGATCCACCCGGCGATCTTCGCGTCACTTGGCTTTGCCCCAGCTTGGATAAGCTTGTCGTAGGTTTGTTGCGCCTGGCTTCCTGCATACAGTGGTGCGATGATGCTGTTCCCCACCACAAATCCAGTAAGTGGGTTTTTAGTTATCAGTGACGTGCCAATCCCGGCCGCCATGCCAGCACTCGATTGAGGCAGTGCTCGTGCACCTAAGATAAGCGTTTTTTCTAGGGGGTTCTTGTCGTACAGATCGGGCTGATTGTGGCTAGAATCATACTTGCTAGCCTGTTCTTTCGCCCATGCTGCAACGTCCCCACCTTCTGGTGCGTGCCATTGGATAGCCTGGAATACTGCTTGTGGTGCGTCTTCTGTCGTTCCGTAGTAGAGTTGATTCCCAATCTGCGATATATCATCAGCAGCCCGTTCATGTAGGTTCTTCGGCTTATCTTCCGTTATTGAGCCGACTCGAAATTCACCACCGGCCATGTCCTCCTGGTTAGCGATTGCACGCGCCGTTACATCATTTGCGCCTGTTCTGCGTTTGATGGCATTAAGGCGCTCGTCACGATCCTGGGCCGCCTGGCGCTTATTCAGACCGGCGCTTGCGGCTGCGAAGCCATTTCTATCCAGCACCTGAAAATCTTGTTGTGTGGCAGATGCAATTCCTTTCGGTGGTGGGGCAATAGGCAGGTTTTTCTGGCCAAGCATCGTTCCAGAAATATCCTGTCCTGCCGCGCCCTGTGGAATTGGCGATTGGCTTCCCCATGTTCCTGATGCCCCGCGCTGCCTGCGCGCCTGCCCGATACCATCAGTTGCGGACGGTTCGATGACGTCATGCTTTACCGGCGCGCCGTTCGCCATCTCGGTCATCCGGGCTGCAATGACGTCCTCGCCGGCACTGGGGTTTTCCTTCCTGGCCTGGGCATACAAGTCGTTTTCCTGCGGCGCGGCGGCAGCAGTGGCGTCAACAGCTTCCGCCGCCGCGCCAGTGGCCTTGTTTCCGCCCATGAATTCAGGAACGTAGTCCAAAGCCTTGTCGGTGAAGCCGGGCTTGGTGCGCGCCATGAAGTCAGAGTGAACTGCTTCCAGGTCAGCCGTTTCAACCTGCGGCACGATGACTCGCGCGAAGTAGTCCGCGCGCACGGCATCACGATCTTCCGTGGACAGATTCTGGTAGTCTTCTGATCCAGATACTTCTTTCCAGGTTACTACCATTGCTCAGTACCTCAGCTTGTCGCGCAAGGCAGTGGCGGCGCCGTTAGCAGGCTTGTCGTTCTTGGTCACGGTACGTATATTCTGCTCGCGGCGTGTTCCCTGCATGATCATGTCAGCGGCTTTCATGGGCGGTATTCCGGACATCACCATCTCTTCCATCTTGGCGATGTCGCGTGAATATGCAGACTTGTCCGCGATGTCGGTGAAGCTGAAGGCGCCGAATGAGTCGGTCTTTGCGCCGTGCATGAGTGCGATCTGCTTGACTCCATCGTTTACAGATTTGGAATAGCTTCCAGGCTTTGCATTGGCCGCCTCAGTCCCGGCTGGTGCTGCGGCGATTCCTGCCGCTTTGACGCCGGCCAGCCGTCCAATTTGACCAGCGTGATAGGCTTGAGCCGCCTCAAGATCCCGTTTTGATTTAAGTCCCGCCATCTTTTCCTGCCATTCGATAGCTGCCATCGGGTCTTTCAGGGTAGAGATAACCTCGCCTATGGCCACCTTCTCGGTCATCGGTTGCGATGTATACAGCACCTTGCCATCATTAGTTTTGTGAGTCAGCACCACCATTCCATTCTTTGTTCGGGCGGTTGACACACTGGTGTTGTCGTTGTAGTCTGGATCGGTATTGAACAGGTCAATCATCCCATTCAGCCCGCCCTTCGCTGCGGCGATAGATGCCTTCTGGTAGAGCCTTTCGCGCTCGCTATCGAATTCTGTCTTGCCAAAGTTTAGGCTGGCAAGTCTGGAAGCCAGCGCGTTCTGCTGGTTGACTCCGTAGTCTCGGAAAATCTTGGTCTTTTGTGCAGGGCTGAATTGGGTGCCATTTGCAATCCCTTCGCTGATAGCCCTGTTGGCATTGTCAAGCGCCGCGCGCTGCGTCTGCTGATAGGCCGCATCCGTATTGCGCATCTCAAGGTTGGCTGCGTTGAGAGCATTAATCCTCTCGGCACTGGCGTCTTGAACAGCCTGGCGGGCGTCTTGCTTGTCGTCTCGCTTGGCGGTGTACGCACGCTGCCCATACAGATCTGCGCGGTTATTGAAGCCGTGGCGCCGGTAGATGTCCTCCATCTTTGCATAGCGTTCGGCTTCGCTGATTGGCGCAGTATCCGGAACGCCGTATTTGTAATCATATGCCGCCACCGATTGCATGGGTGCTGCGTCAGGGGCGGTGGTTTGGTCAGCGCCGTTGGTGATCGAGTTGCCATCGACAGCCGTCTTAGCGTTCTCGGCGTCGGATGCAACTTGCCGCTTCGCGCCAGGGGCATGTTGATTTAGTCCGGCCGCTTCATCGCTGGCCGCCTTCTCGCGGCGTGCCCGGTCCCACTTGTCTCCAAGGTTGTTTCGGAAGTAGGTGTCTGCCGCGCCACCGCCTACCTGACCCAATGTTGTCCAGAAGCTCATCTCAGCACCCCTTCCTTTTCACCATTCCGCCGTTCTTTAGACCCTGGCGCTTCAGTTCCGCTTCGATCTGGGCATCGCGGTTGCGCAGGAAACCAGCGGCTTTGCCGACCATCCCATCGTCAATCAGCTTCTCGCGGATGAATTTTCGCTTATCGACCTCTGAGTCGGCCTTCGGATTGGCCGCGATTCTATGGTATATCCAGTCCACGAAGCCACCGTCGGCGTAGCCGTCACTATAGCGTTTCATAAGCCCGGCGTGGTTGATCCGTTCAAGTTGGGCACGTACGCCAGGGATGGCAACAGATTCCGCGTTCACAACGAATTCGCCATCAGAAAGCCGCGCAGGGATGGAGTCGGAAGTCTTCGATCCAGGGCCGTCAACGCCCCCGCCGTCACGAAGGTCATGGCGCTTGCTGGCAACGTAAGCGCCATGAAGGATACCCTGTAGGTAGGCCAGCATTTGCTGATCCTGCGCCTTGGTTCCAGTGTACTTCTCGCCTTCAAACGTCTTCTCGAACATTGCCCTACGCTTGGATAATTTGAGGGGACCTGGCTTATGCACAATCCCGCCATCCTTGTGCGATAGCGCCCCAAACAGCGCAGCCGCGCCAAGTGCCCATCCGATCGGGTTCCACGCATTCGCCGCCGCAGCAGTTTCCACGCCAGTGGCCAGCGATGCGGTAGTCTCTGCGGCAGCCTCGCCTGCGGCTTCCGCCAGGCCAGCTCCTGCGGCTTGGCTTCCAACGCCACCCACGCCAGCACCAGTTCCTGTCAACCCAAGCGCTGTCGTGCCATCTGCAGACGCATCAGCCAACGCAGTATTTGCTACGTCGATGCTGGCGTCCTTTGCTATTTCTGCCTTTGCGGGATTGACAAGCTTGTAGACACGGTTCACGCCCTTGGCAATACCAACCGCCTGCTGTGCTCCGCTTGGTTGCGGTGCCGCCTGTATGCCGGCGTTGGGTCCGGTCATGGACATTCCGCGTTCCATGTAGCGGGCGCGGCCACCATCAGCAAATCCCTCTTCCACCAGCCCGCCGTCCTTCTTGAAGTATTTCTCGTAGATGTCAGCGCCAGCCATCAATGTGCTGCCAAGTCCGGCGTTTGCCTGGGCATTGGTTTGTGCGTTTTGTGCCATGGTCTGGCCTTGCGAGCCATATCCGCCTGCGATCTGTTGACCTTGCGTCATGCTCTCGGTCTGCATGTCGTTGAGCAGTTTCCATTTGTTTGTTGCGGCGGTGGTCTGCGCGGTGTCCAGGGCAATTCCGGTCTGGTTGACAGCACCGGCTTTCGTTGCAGCGCCAGCCATCGCATTGCGGTTGGCCATGCCGGCGAACTTTCCAGAATTAGGGTTGAGCCCATAACGCCCAAGGGTCCGCACCATCTCCGCCGTTTTGCTATCGGTCGCGGCCTGCGCGGCGTTGGCGGCCGCACCCTTCATCTGGTCAATGTATCCCTGGCTACTGTACTTGTCGTAGGCTCCCATCGCCCCTTGCAGGCCGCCGGCCATATAGGGGTCTCGCAGCGCGTCGGTCTCTTTGAGCTTGCCAAGGTTGTAGTCGAGCATCCGCCCCTGCGACTCGGTCGCAGAATTCTCTGAACCTCCGCTATCCCCCCCGCCGAAGTTGGCTCCTGGGTGGCGCAACCACGTCCTGTATTTACTCGCTCCGAACATTGGTATGCTCCTTCATGTAATCGTCGATGCGCTCGGGCATCATGGCTTTCCACACGTCCGGCAGGATTTCTGCCGCGCGGGTCTTATTGTTGAAAACGGTCACCAGGAAGGTGCCGACGTGGCCTACGGCATAGCGCAGCCCATGGGCTATTTCAAGTTGGTGCAGGTCGCCAGATCTCTCCATGCGGTTCGCCGCATGGAAGCCCATGATGCCAGTAAAGATAAGCGGCGCTAAGGCGGGCTGATACTTCAAGTAGACAGGGTTCGATGGTATATCCGACAGTGCGCACTCGAAAGCGGTGTTTATCGCTTCGTCTGACACTGGCTTGTCTTTGTCTATCAGGTCGTCCCAGATGTGCGCGACGTAGCCAAGGTCATCCAGCAGACGCACCGCATCCATGTTACCATTGAACCATTCAGGGGTGTAGTCAGGCATGATAGTGGGCTAAAAAATGTGCATAGTAGGCGGATTCGGATAGTCTCGGGCGAACTTTCGTTGGGCTGGATGCTACACCATTTCAACGGATTGCGTTACCCGATACGCCATGCGAATCCACCTGGCTGGTAAATCCCATCTCCTTGAATATTTGAACCGCCGACCCCGACACCTGCGTAAAATATTGTTAGCTCATCAAACCAAGTTTGCTTTATAAACCCCGCATAGGCCCATGTTCCACCGGCTGGCAATGTTCTCGTCCCAGCCGCCAGCGTGACCCACTGACCGATTCCTTCCCCGACCTTCGGGGCAGGGAACCCTGTTGCGCCCCCTGTGATAGCGGCCCAAGAGGCTGTCGATCCGCTCGTAGTAAGATATTGCCCACTGTGACCAGCTTGCGCTGGAAGTACAGATGCGGATGCAATAGCCGAATCCACATAGGCGGTAGATGCCGCCTTTACCGCATCGGCATAGGCGGTGGTAGCGAGCTTGGTGCTGTTGTTCCCCTGTGTCTGGGTAACACCGGTCGTCCCGGTAGGGAGTGACGGGGTGCCAGTGAAGGCCTGCGAATCGACATTGGCTTTTGCCATATTGACTTCCATCGCATCGTAGAGAGCGGCACGGCAAGGGCGGGAGGTAATAATATCGCCAACGATAAAGGCTCTCGCCGCTGTGCCGTCCTGGGCGCGAACAATCGTCAGATAATCTCCGGCGCGAGCGACAGCCTTCACGATCTCCATGTTGTTTGACTGGTCTACTAAGGTCATGTATTCGTATTGACCTGGAGCGTACTGCGTCAGGCGCGATCCGTAGCCAGCCGACAGGGTTACCGTAGTTGCCGAGTCACTGATCCCTGTGGCGATCGGTGCACTGAAGTTGTTGGTAATCTTGAGTCCAATGGTCATTGTCGTGTCCTATCAGGCGTCTGTGCCGGCTGCGATGGTGAAGTAGATGGTAACACCATGAAGCCTGGCATCAACGCCTAAGGAATCCTCCATATCGCCGGCGTTGCGGAAAATCTGGAACACCACGAGGTCTTCTGCCGCTGGCGGTCCAGGGATAGTTATCGCCAGTGTAGTAAGTGTGGTGTAGGCCGTATCCACCGCTCCACCTGTAGCGTAGACGTAGTTGGCGGTACCTAGGGTGGCATCCATTGAATCGCCGTTGGAGATCGCTGCGGCCTGAATCCCCCATGCCACGCCAAAGTTGGTGGTGGCATATGGGTGACTCCAGGTGAACGCGGCGGCGACGGTGCCAAGGTTCCACTTTTTCGGCATCCTGCGGATGAACTGCACGTATTCGATGGTTGCGGCGTCGAAGTCGAAGGTCTTGAGCATGATCTTTGAATTTGCTGTCTCGGCTGTCCCGGCTGCCGCGCCGTTGGTGGAGCGCGCGTAGAGCTCAGAAGCGGGAACCCAGATGGATTGCACGCCGAGCACATTCCCCGCCAGCAACCACTCCGTGCGGTTCAGCAACGCCTGGGCCTGGGTATTCATTGGGGCGCCCGCCCCGCCAAGAACAAGGGTGCCCGTTTCGTGTTGCGGCACATCGCTCCAAGCCGCTATAGGGGTAAGCATCGTCATCAGATTTCGCTCCGGAAAACATCGGCATTCTTGCCGAGTTGGGTAATTGTCGCCATGGTGTTATTTGAATTGTAATGGCCGCTACAGCAAAGCCTAACACATTGATATATCAGCCACACCTTCCATGCAGAAACGCCTATCAATAGGCAAGCCTCGCGCAACACCTTGTCCGCCAATGCACGAGGGATCGCGCCAGTCGAATATAGGCTGTCATGCACAACGCCAGGCATGTCGGATATCTTTGCCAGCAGGATGTAGACAAATGGCAGACGCGGGATTGATGCCAGATCAGTGACGAATCCGGCCGGGACGGTGATAACCATGTCCGCCACATCGGACTGATAGATAAAAGGTGTTCGCAGTTGGTAAAGTTGCTCGCCGTTTCGGTTCACAAGCGGGTAGCCATCGGTTGAACACATCAACTCCATATCTAATATGGTAACGAATTTGCTCATAGCGGTTCCTTTTATGCTCCGAGTCGTGCAACGAGTTGGTTGATCTTGGTGATCACTTCGTCCAATGTCGCCGTTTTAGAGAGCGGCTCTAGCGGCCCTGATCGCGCGCCGGTGATCTCATCTAGAATATGCTTGATAGGCCAGATTACTCGCGCGGCTCCTGGATCGATAGCGGTAGGTGGGGGGATTGACGGCTTCATGCTTTCGCTAGTTCAGGAACCGTTGTGGCCATAACAATCCTCCGCACCGGGATGTTACCAGAGATTGCGATTTCCCATGTATCGCTCCTAAACCCGGATGGCAAGCGAATCGGCTTGTTGTCATTGACGGCACCCTGAAAAACAATGGACTGATCAGCATAGATACGGATGGCCAAGAATCGGGTTCTAGGAGTTCCCCCTGTTCCCCCTGTTCCTCCCCCTGTCCCTCCTGTCCCTCCTGTTCCTCCTGTTCCTCCACCGGTGAGTGACGATCCATTCCACTCGAATTCATTGGCGAGACAGATTCCCCACCCAGAGCTATAGGCGCCTTCAGCCCATTTGCTCGCATTGTCCGTTTGGGTAATCATGTTATCTGCGACGGTTTCCAATGCAATAATCTCGGGGTCGTGATCGGCCAATACCTGAACCGCAGTAAAGTTCATCGGGCGTGGAAGAACGAATAACTTGCTCTTCCACTCATATTGACTTCTGCTGATGAGGTCTGCATCAAACTCAACTATCTTGTCGTCCCAGAGCAGGTATAACTTTCCGGTGCTGGTGATGATGTGCGCGGCTGTGGCTGGAATCCTGATCGTGGTCATCGGTGCTTCTGGCAACGTGGTGTCCATGACGAGGCCGCTGGTGACCGTGACGGCATCCGAGATTGAGCCGTCCATCGCCATGCTTCCACCCATCGTGAAGGCGCCGTCCATGACGAAGTAGTCTGTCTCGACCCGGGTGTACCAGAGCGTGTACCGCTCATCATAGAAAATTCCGTGCATCCCATTTGTGTCGTATTTGATCCACTCTTCTTGTGTGAATAGTGATCGAGTGGTATTTGAAGCAGTCGCCCCGGAAAGATGGGCGATGCCGTTGTAGGTAACGTAGATCGCCCCTACCCCATCGGTCGAAGCAGATCGCTTGCTCAAACAGGGGACGTTCTTGCTCATCTGCTCCGTTGACATGGAATCCGGGGTCATCCCGGAGCAGTAGTACGGCTTCCCGGTGGTGAGTACGTACATGCCCTGGGCAATGGGGACCAGTGCGACGATCTTGTCGGCCACGGTGAGCGCGTAGTCAGATGGCCAGGCGTGCGGCTGGTAGGCGGCGCTGAAGTACAGTGAATTTCCGATGAACCCGGCAAGAATCCCATTGGCGAGCGACACCAGCCCCTTGAGTCCTACGGGTGGGACATCAAAATTCGTGGAGGTAATCTCCTCAGCCAGTTGCTCATCTGTGATCCCATCCGTGGTGGATGTCCCAGTGAACTCTTTGACGAACTGGTAGGCTCCGCCATTGGAGCGATACAGGCGCCGCTTGGTGACGTTGTAGCCGGTGGTGGGAACATCAGACATGGCGTCTATGGTAATGGTGTCTCCGGACGCCCAGGTGGCAATGGTTACGGGCGGGGATGGGGCGCCTTCTTCCTCGATTCCGCTGAACAGGGAGACATTGGTGTAGACCCAGACTCTAGTCATGGTGCCCGTACCGGCAGACGCGGTTGCGGCTGCGGCAGGCGCAGGGACACCCAACTCGTAGTAGGTTTGCGGGTAACGGCCCGTTCCGGCGATCGCCATGGCAGAATCAGTCTTCTTCGGCGTTCCATCCCCAGTGTAGTAGTATCGTCTCTTGTCATCGTCATCCGCGACGGGCCCGAGCACGCAATCGACATCGGTGTCCCAGGAAAACCAGCGTTCTGACCCTTGGTCATAGAAGATGGATTGAGTAGTCGCCGGAACGGTGACGCCGATGGATCTTGACCCACGCCACGCACGGATAGCGCCGGCGTGTAGGCGAACGTCCTGGGCTACCTGGGCACCGTTCTGCGGTAGGAAAGCCGGGTCTGTTCTCGGAGCAATACCGGAGAAGGAATTTAATGCAATGATAGACATCAGGCTTTCTCGGACAAGCGAGCCACGAACGACGCCATGAAACCAGCGGCCCGTTCTTGGGATGCGTACTCGTCCTGCCGCGTGAGTGCAACGTAGACGATGTAGTCCGTGATGGCCCCGGACAAGGTTGCCGGCAGCGTGGTTTCATCCGTTATTGCGTACTCGCAAGGGATGCGCACATAGGTGACGGAGAGCGTCTGCGATGGCGGCGCTGGCGGATAGACGTAGAAGCGCGTCTTGCTGTCATCGAGCGGGAACCAGTGGATAGCCGCGCCCGTTGTTTCGGACATCCATCCAGGGGCGAAGGCTGACAGGGTGGCGCGGTCGGTCGGTGTGACGACACCCCCGCCAACTACCCGGTCAACAGACACCAGCGACAGCGCATCGGCAAAGCTGATCGACTGAAGCACCTCCCCGGCGACACAAGCGAGGGTTCCGGTTTCATAGAAGTAGCGAGGTGCCAGCGTAACGATGGCGTCGAGAGCATCGTTGGCGTATCGCAGTAGATCGGCATCTGGGTAGGTCGTCATCAGGATGTCGTTGAGGATTGTCCTGGCGGTTGTGATCGGGGTCTGCAAGGTCAGGCTCATCATGTTCTCCGGCAATCTGTATCGACAGGATGCAACGTGGCGCTAGACGTTACTGGAGTCAAGACGCCGGGCGTCAAAGTATGCCCGCAAGCCAATCCAACTAAGACGGAATGAATGGGATTTGTAAGGACGGCATAGCCACCAACAACACTATCCTGATAGAAGCGAATCTCTACCCGGTTGCCGGTAGTCATGCCGACATTTTCAATGCGTGCCCCAAAGTCCGGAACGTCGGCCAGCACACGCTCTATCAGAAATCGGTCGCGCTGCTGTCGGTAGCGTAGCTGCCCGAACTTCAGATAGAAGAACAGCACGTCATTGACAGACGACTGCGATTCCCGCTTGTCATCAAACGTCAGCCTAGGGCTAGTGATGTCTGGGTACGGGGTGGTCGTATGGTCGTTCAGGTTGGTGTCGTACCAGTAGAGATTGGCTAGGCCATTCCGCATATAGGCCAGCGTGACGTGCATGGAAATATCGAACGCTAACGCCAGTTCGGTTACTCCACCCAACTCCAGCACCGCCGTCTTAGCGGACAAATCGGCTTCTGGTGCCACCCAGATCACGTTCCCAGCATACCATGCCTTCCAGTTCTGTACGTCGTGGCCTAGCGACGCATCGCTGATTCCGATGCCGCCACGCTCCCAGTCGATAAGCGGCTCGCGCGGCCTGTCATCTGGAGGCAGGAACGGCGCCGATACCGCGATGGAGGACAGTGTATTGTCAGGCAGCATTACAGCGTCTTCCGCGCCCAGGTGACGCTGAAACTGAGCGTGAGCGTCTTGGTGTTGTCCTTAGGGATTTTTAGCGGTGTGGTGTAGTCGGCCTCATAGAAGCCGACTTGGTAAGCCTCTAGGCTATATGAATAGTCATTGCCACCATAGACACGCCAAAGTATCGCGCCAATTCCGCCCGATAGGTTCCCGTTGTTAACGCCCCAGGTAAACGAGCCTTCCGCCGTTTTGGAATTTGCCGAATAGGGCACCCGTGATTTACTACCCGATCCACTAATTACTCCTGATGGGTAACTGGTTATCTCGCCAATGGTGTCCGGATACGCATAGGAGCCACCATAAGCGGCGCTGGTCCCGATCAAGAACGCTAAGCCCCCAATACGATCATGTCCCCACATACTATTGTCAGTGACATAGGCCGCACGCAGGATCGTGTAATACGTCACGCCGTCCAACACCACCGTTCCGAGTACGTCTGATGTTGGCGGGTACAGACGTAACTCATAGGTCACGTCCAGGATTTCATCTCCAAGGACCGTAATCGGGGCTTCGGCGCCGGCTACCGTACAGGTCAGCGCAGTTGAGGCCACTGTTTGTGATGTAGAAACGATATAGGTTCCGGTTCCGCCTGTTCCAGTTCCGAGTTCGGTCACTACCGTGTTAGCCGTCACGCCCGTTCCCGTCACTACTGACCCGACAACCACGCTTCCGGATGTGACTGCGGTAACCGTTAGGGTTTTGGACTTAATGCTTCCAGTCACGGATGCGGCGCTACCCCCAGCAAGTATCAAGGCGCGTGAGAACATCGTCGTCGCGCCCCAGCCAACCCCAACTTCAGCAAGCGTTCCGGCCGCTGTGGCGTAGGTGGAGGTTATCGAGGTGCTAGAAACCGTCTGAGATGGGCTGACAGTGTAGGTGCCTATTCCGCCAGAACCCGAGCCGAAGGTGGTAACAGTCGTGTTGGCAGAAATTCCGGTTCCGGTAAGGACTGCGCCGACCTTGATTGTTCCGGAAGAAACAGCAGAAACCGTAAGCGTGGTGTCGGTAATGCTTCCGGTAACGATAGCCGTAGTCAGTGGGAAGCGGTAAGTAGTTCTGTTCCATGCATAATAGGGCGCAGTCGCCTGGGTGCCATATACTTTTGCTTGTTGTGTGGTAGTCGAGGCGGCAAGCACCTGGAGCGAAGTCTGTGCGGCATTCACCGCAACAGAGCTTGTCCCTACTGCACATGTGCCTAGTGCACTGGCGGTTCCAAGACGTTCCAGCCCAGCATCGAGGATCAGATTGTCGAACCAGTCGGCCAGGACACGCTTGCTGCCGTCCGGGCGAATTGCCTCGATCTTGAAGCGGCCAGCCATGCCGACGGTGGGTTTTATTGGGATATTATGCAAGGGAGCCTCCAGTGAGCGCAGCCGTGACGCTAATCGCCTCCGGCATGTAAAATGGGTAGTTCTGGTAATGCGTGGTAATCAACAGCACCCCGCCGGTGAGCGCTGCCGTAACGTCCAGCGCCTCCGGTTGGTAGTACGGGTAGTTGCCATACCGCAACACCACCGTCAATGCCCCGCTGGTCAGCGCAGCAGATACGTCCAGCGCCTCCGGTTGGTAGTACGGGTAGTTGCCGAGGATAGCACGCAGCGACCCGCCTGTGAGCGCGGCCGACACATCCATGCCTTCGACCATCGCAACGCCAAGCATCCGCCCTCCCGTCATGCCCGACGCCACCCCTAACCCTTCCACTACATAGAGCGGATAAAGTTTGCTGGTGAAGGAAATTGGAAGTGGGCAGAGTGCCACAACCTATCCCCAAAGCTCATGTGCGCGAGCGGTCGGCAAACCTCCGAACTTGCGCGGGCGAACGGTCAACAGCCCCCCGGCATTGCCCGTCACGGTTGTGATCCTGGCGGCAACTAAATCGTTTCGGAACCGCGTTTCGTAGGCGGAGCCTAGTTCAAAATTCGTCCATGGCTTCCCTGGCATGAGCATCAATCTAGCCTTCGTGCCGGCCATAACCGTGTCGAGATGGGTGTCGTAGAACACGTCACCCAAGTCGGTCGCGGTCAGTTCTGGTTTAAGCACCACGGAGACGCTGACCGCCTCGGCCACGCTTGGCGTGCTTACAAGACAGACCTTGTTTAAGCCATCGACGTAATAGTTGCGAGGGATGTTGTTCTGAACGACTTGATCGGCCTCTTGCTGGCTAGTGATACCAAGTCCGCGCGGGTAGTTTGTCGTTCTTACGCTGGTGACGCGACTTAGCTTGAAACCAAAAGGCAGTGAGAGCGCGTACTTGCGCGTGCCGATCACGGATGTGAACGTCACGGTGTCGGTAATCAGGTCCGCTTCGTCGCACAGGTCCCGTACTGCCGCCATGATAGCGTCGTTGACAAGCGGAATTGGGCACATGGGTAACTCGGGAGTTGCCCGACGCGTAAACAGTGATATAGCGGTGGTCATTTTGTGAACCCGATCAAAGCTAGAATAGCTATCGTAGCCCATGTTACGATGCGTTCTATCATCCTGAATACCACTGCCCGCGCCTGCTTGCGGGCGTCAATTTCGTCGTCACGCTGCTGGCGACACTTTCGTGACTCTTCGTCGATTGAGCGGCGTATCCATCGGCGTTCTTCGGCGACTATCGGCTCTTCCTTGATTTTGAAGTCTATCCAGGAGTGGTCACGATCATGGTTTTTATAATGTTTTTCAAGTGCGATAGCCGCAATCCTTTTATCATCTGAGATGAATGCGTCAATCTTATTTCCAAGCGCCATGATGGTGCTCTCCAGGGCGCGTAGAGTCCTGAGTTGGAACATGAGCACCGATCTGAGGTCTGTGTCAGTGGACCGTTGAATTGCGTTCAGAAGATCTTCTTCTGCATTGTTGCCAATGCTGCTAATTTCTGAATTATCCATCCTACCACCTATAATTAATTCCAACGCCAACAAACCATTGGCCATCGCTGTCCAAGGTTCCCGCTCCACCTAATTGAAGCGCCTTGATGCTTAGGAAACTTTGGCTCACTGAAATCCTAGTAACCGGCCGCAACCCGTTCTTTATCCCATAGTGCAAGCCAACTTGCCCGCGTTGCGTAGCGGATACCCAGGGAAGCGTATCAGCGCGGGCGTAAACTGAACTCTCGCCGGTATCCTCGTCGTACACGGCCGTCACGGTGTATGGCCTATCCATTGTGTCTAGCTTTCCAACTGCTGAAACATGCTGCGCAGGGTCGGACTGAACAGCGTCAGGGAGGGTAAACTTGGCCTTTACCTTCGCCGAGTAGACTTTGGCCGGTGCCGCATTCGTGAGTGTCGTTTTGTCCTCGTTGCGTACTTCCATGGCTGGCGACAATGGTATTGAAGCGGATGGCGGAGTCTTTGGCCATTGCCACCATGCCAACATCGCAATTGCGCAGGCAAACACAAGGGCATAGGCGATTATCGAAGTGGCATGAATTTGCCATCTCACTTTGATTTCTCGGTCCATTCACGGCCCAGCCAGATAGCCAGCACTGCGCCGAATGCAATACCGAACTCGGTCGCGCTCATAGCCGGAAAGGATAACCCAAAGATCGTCAAACTAGCGACGGAAAACTTGTAGATAAGAACAATTGCGGCGAGGGCGACGAACAGCAGAGTTCGTGACTCACGCCCACGGCTATCTTTGATGGAAGGAAGCAGATTCATCAGGTTCTTCTCCGTAAAACCTCAGCCTCAGGCCGGGGGGATGTCAAGACGAAACCTCAAAATGGACGGATTCACGCAACCTCCCACGCCACCGGCCGGCCCAAGTCAGGCCGACCGATTCGCCCAGTATCCCAACTCTTGATACCAAGGATGCGTTGCCCCACTGGGCCTTGCCATTGACAATCGGGATGCAGTCATAGGCCAGCGAGGCCGCTACACCATCCTCGACGTGGTTGTGCTTGCTCTGCCCGCCGCGCGCATTGGTGACGATCGCGCCGTGAGCCGTGCGGCCCTTGGCGTATTCGGCGTTCTGCTCGACGTTGCTTCTGAAGGTGCAGTAGATCAACAGGTCGATGCCTTCGGAAGCGCACGCATTGATGTGCAGGAGTGCCTTTTCACGGATGTCCTGGCGAAGATCGGCAAGTGCCCGGCTGGCCATGATCAGGCATCCATCACCGCGAAGGCGTTTGACGTGTGCGTTTGAATCTGCCCATCTTGGCCAGGCCGATGAGTGACGCGCATGATGGTTCGCATGTGCTCTATGACCTCAATGGGCAGACTGACTGGTACATCATACTTGAACTGGCCAACGAAAGCATTGTGGCCAATGAAGAAATAGTCATCGGTTACATCATGCGGGCGCTGCACGATCACATTGCGGTGCGTAGACGTATTGGCGGCGTGAGGGTTGGCCGGAGCGGCTGGGATTGGTTTCGCAGGGGTAGTGTTTTTGCTCACAGTATCGGAGGCTATCGGTTGGGTGGGCGTGTCGTAGGGGTTGACAGGCGTAACGTGAACATCGGTTGATTTTTGTTGAATTGCAGGTGTTTTTGGAATACCACGCGACATTTGAAGCTCCTTTGGAATTAAAAAGCCCGATGGGGTGAGCCATCGGGCTATTGGTGAAGATCAACTAGGATCAGAAGTCCTTCAGACAGCCAGTGACAAGCTTCTTGATGTGGGCAACCTGAACGACTTTTGCGGCCTGCATCGTCTTGTAGCCAGCCTTGGAGCGCTGGGCAAGGGGGTCGGAGTCGGACACGGCGGCACGGTGCATACTGGGAGTGACGGCATACGCGCCCTTCAGAGCAACACCAACCCAGGCATCGGCAGCGAAGATGCAGGTGTCGTACAGGTTGACATTCACACCGTCGTCAGACAGCAGGGTAGGCGCAGACGCCACGGCGACACCCGCATTGGCACGCTTGCCTAGGAGGGCGGACGAGATGAAGCGGATGTTCTCGTAATTCCCGAACTCGCCCTGGAACTTCTGCGCGCCGGGGCCGTAATCCGCAACCGGGGTAAAGTTCGCCCCGAGGTTGCCCCGGATAGTGGCTTCCAGGTCGCTGTTAATCACAGCGATGTAGGCCGGCTCGATTGCCTGAGCGCCGTAGTCTGTACCGGCTTTGGCCATCTTGGTGATCGCCTTTCCGTAGTTGGCCTTGATGGAACGCAGGCCAGCCCGCACTTCCTTGGAGGTCAGCGAAGTGGTTACCTGGGCATCGGACGCAACACCGTTGGCGTAGATGACGTTGGCACTGGTATCTGACACGATTGAGGACCAACGCATCAGTTCGATCACCTGGCCGGCATGTTCACCCAGGATACCCATGTACTCGGTGAGTACATCGTCAATGTGCATGTCGTCCACAACGTCGGTAACCCCCACCACGGCACCGTACTGCTGGAGCGTGACGGTGACCGATTCCATTGTCGGGATGGCTTCGGTCGGGGTGACGCCTTCCGCAAGAATAAAGCCTGACGCAGTGGTCGGGATTGGCAACTTGTGGCGGCGGAAGTCCAGCGATTTGGTGCTGTTTGAGGGCATCGGCTTGAGTTGGCCGAACTGCTCCAGTACCATCATTGGGATGGCACGCTGAAGCAGCGTTTCAACCGAATGCACGGTCTGGTTCGTGTTAATTGAGGCATAATCAGTCATGATCTATCCTTTCGTTTATGGAAGAAGTAGTTACTTCCGCCTTTTGTCTGGTGGCCTCATGATTTCCGTATGCGGTCCAATTCCGGGGGGCTTTTGCCTGTCCCGGCGCCATGGAAGAAGCGCGGTTCTGAGTGCATCCCGTAAAGCGGTGCAGTCCAGTGGAACCGCCACTGGTCGGTAAATCGATTGTTACCTGGCGTTCCAGGCGGCTATAAATTCGTCGTCAGGGCTTTGCGCCGGGCGATTCGGGAGCGTGATCGGGGACGAACCGCGCACGGCTGTTGCCGCTTCGCTGTCGTCGTCGCCAGCACCTTCTTCTCCGGTGTTCAGGTGGGACTTGAATTTGGTTAAGAGGGCGATGACTTCCTGGGAAGTCCCGCTATTGATGATCCGATCGCATTCAGCAGGGTCGTCCTGGGTTCTGCACCATTCATTGAATTCTGGTGTTTTTGCGATCTCATAGGCGTCTGCATGGGCCGACATGATGGCTTCCTTGTGGCGACCAATGCGCTCGCTTTTGAGGATTTCAATCACGTCGTCAATGTCGGCGCGCAAAGTCGCCGTTTCTTCTTCGTTGGACGCTGGAAGGCTCTCGCGGATCACTTGGACGATCAGGTCGGCGAACTCAGGACCGAACTGCTCACTCAACTTGGCGAGTGCTTCACCCGGTTCAGATTGCCCAGCGCTGGCCTCACGTGCCGCTATGTCTTCCTCCCGCTTGCGGAGCCGACCTTCCCATGACTTCTCGCGCTGCTTTTCGTCAGGGGTCATCCCTTCTCCCATCATGTCGGTAGCCTCGGCAGCCGGCATGGGTGGCGTCTCTCTGGTGGCGGACGGCTCGTCCATCATGTTTGGAGCCTGCATATCACCATTTGGCATCGGTTCACCATTTGGCATCGGTTCATCAGTGGGCATTTTGTCAACCCGCTTTTCGTAGCGGGCATCAAATGCTTGCTTGTAATCACGTTGATTTTTCATTTGGCATCCCTTCATGAAAGCCAGATAACAAAAAACCCGCAGAAGCGGGCCGGTTTAGTCGGTGCCATCGGCCCCGATGTTAAAAAACGTACCCAGTGGTAGAGCCGGTCGAGATCGCGTCGGTAAGGGCTATCAACTGTTGAGCGCGTAACTGGTTCGCGGCAAGCATAGCGGGGTTGCAGGTTGCCATCCCGATCAATTGCTGCGCGGCCAGTGCGTCAAGCCAGTCAACAACCGACTGCTTTTGATCGCCTGTTAGCGTCGCGTGCAGAGCGGAAAATGCCTTATCCGCAACGCGCGCGGCGGCAGTCGCGTCTATGCTCGCGGTCATCCGGAAATCCTTGATGTTTCGATGCCAGCCTCTTGCCCAATGGCGGGCGACATGGGTTCAGCCGTATCCGGCGTCATGGCCTCTATCTCGGCAGGAGCGGGTTCATCTGCGTTGTCAGCAAGTTGTTCTGGCGGAACTACAGGCTTATCTGGGATAGGCGCATCGGTAGCGCTCTGGTCGATGCCCCATCCGGCTTCTTTCAGGAGCGCATCGCCAACCGGGGCAACCTCCTTGTTGGCGACGATAACGCCAGCCGCCTGCATCGCGGAGTAGGCCGCCTTGACCTTGGCGTCTACCGCCTCTGCAATTGCCTTCTCCGTGTCGGCGGCGATCTTCCCGCTAGACGCCTTCAGGTTCTCGATGGTGGCTTGTAGCTTGTTGAGGTTGGCTTCCATCGTCTTCATTGCGAGTTCCTGCTGCATTTGCATCATCTGTTGCTGCATCTTTGCGCCAGGCGTGGCGGCATCTTCGTCAACTTCAACTTGGGTCTTCGCCAAGGAATCTAGTTCTTGCACTTTGGCCTTCTCGCGCACCAGAATATCCCACTTAATAAACTGGCGCTCTTCCGGCTGGAGGGTGGCACCAAACTGATTCAGCAAGTTGGCTCTCACCTCTTTTGCAACCAGTGAGGCAGCGCCAGTCGCCACAACGGCGTAGTCGCCCTTTATTGCATCATCACGCCCGAACTGCATGTTCCAGTGATACATGGCGGTAATGAAGCTCTTGGTGACTTCATCCCAGTTCGCCACTAGGTCTTTCAAGGCGATATTGGCCTGACCCAATAGCATTGACAGGCCACCCATAGTCCCTGCCGCCCCGTTTGTCGGGTTGTCGCCATACGTAAACTTTGGGATAGCGGTCGTTTCGTCTGCGCTGGTATCGAACAGCCTCTCCATTTCCATCAACTCGCCGATGTGCGAGTCGAAGTTCAGCGGCCGGATGGCCGGGTACTGGAAATCACCGCCGCTACGAGGCCACACACGCAGTGGGTGGATACTGGTGAAATCGGTTCCCTTAGGAAACGCCGGCACGAAAGCCTCAAACTGAGGCCCGGCACAGATCGCCCCATTGTCTAGGATCATGCGACGCGCGCTGTTTATCTGACTCTGGTCATCGCGCATGATTGAAGGGAAGCCGTCACCGAAGATGCTCGTCTCGTCTTTGTCCAGGTAGTACAGATGATAAGGGGTATCCATCCCGTTTATGGGGGATAGAACTGCCTTGACGACTTCGCCGTTTGGTAGCACCCAAACGTTACTGAAAAAGGTTTCCTGCATCCGGTCATTTGGAACATCTACGCCTGCCGCAGCAAGTTCCTCGGCCTTGAGCCAGCCCCACCGCTCATAGACATCGTATTGCCCGGTCTTGAGGTTCGTCAGCCGGCTCTGCTGGTTTCCGACTGCCATCAGGCCCTGCTCGTAGCGCATGAGGCGAATATCACCATCCGGGTTGACGTCAATGTGATTGAGGATAGCAGTCTGCTCAAAACTCTTCCGTTTCGACATCTCGTATAGGGTCGCACGGCTTAGCCGGTGGTGCTCCCATGTGTAGCGGGCATCCTTCAGGTCGGTGACTGACATATCCGGATACCATCGCCAGATGGGGACCTGCGTCACAAACGGGGTCGTGAACGTACGGCCGACCTGGGTGTATTTGCCGTTCGCCCATTTGTAGGACAAATCTGTCTTGCGTTCGACCAGTGGACCCTTGAGCACCCCAGTGCCGTATAGGTGCCCAGAGTGGAGCACCTCTCGGCAGACTTTTCGATATTTCGTCTCGGCCAGTTGGTCATCAATCCTTACCGCCATCTTCTCGGCGGCTTCTTTGGCAAATCCATTGACCGCCTTCTTCACATCTTCTGGGTCAACCGGACCACCTTGGCTAATCTGTCCGAGTGCATGGATGATCTCACGCTTCTTCGCGGCCGGTATGACGGGCTCTGGCGTGGCGTCAATCGAGTAGTTCCGCTCTCGATTGGCTGGGAAAAGCATGTCGGTCATGCGGGCATCTACGCTCTCTACCTTCACTCTCGTCTTGCGCGCGAAGGCCTTGCTTCCGGTCATGATCGCCTCTTCTTCTGGCTCGTACTGGCCTTTGTATTGGCGCAAATCCGTGAGCCAGCGCTGCTCGGTCTCATCTCGGTATAGCTGCGCCTCAATGAACTCGCCCAAAAGTTGCGTGCCAAGCCCTAGCAGCGGGTTTGCGGATTGCTGCTCGGCGGTCGGGAGCCGGTCATTCCAGGCGCGTAGGTAGGCCTCGTCTGAGCGGGCACGTTCTGCCCGGAAGCGCGACTCCTTATTATCTTCTGTCATTCCATAGCCTCTTGATGACGCGCGCTAGTTCGTGAGCCAGGTAAGAGCATCATCAATATCCCGATCTGGATGCAGGCCGCCGACCGGCTTGTAGCGCGGTGTCGGTGAGAATCTGGTGATCCAACATGTCGTTCTGAGCGCCAGGTATGGCAAAAGTCAGTGCGATGCTGTCGGCCTTGTTTGGCGACTTCACGCCGCGCCTCCGCATATCATCCTTCGATTCCAGCAAAAGCGACCCGCCTCGGTAGCCGTAGCGTACTGACGTCAATTCGGCATGGAGCGCATCGTCGTTTGGGACTGACGCGCCCTTGAGCCATTCCCTCATCTCTCCATACATCCGGGCGCGCAGGTTGTAATAGATGGTGGCAACCAATGGGATGGGCATAACACCATTCGCGGAAGCCGCTCCATCCATGCGCAGGGAGGCATTTACTCCGACTACCACGCCAGCGAACTCGGCCATGCGGGTGAGCACGTCCACCACTCCGGCGCCGATGCCGATCTCGTCCACCGCGATCTGCTCGGGTTTCTCGCCATATGGGGCTAAGCAGTCGCGCACGTAGGCCGCGCCGGTAAAGCTGTCGAGGTTCTGCGCCTCTGCCTGGAACACGATTAAGCGGCCTCTACGGATGGTCACCGCGAACTTGTCGTCGCCGAAGCGTGCCGGGTCCACTCCCACGCGCAGTCCACCAACTGCCTGCACCTGGGTCGGGCCACGAAGCATTGCCTCCTTTACCAAATCCCCGCCGATGAAGGAGTTGACCACGCTCGCTTCGTAGTTACGGTCAATCTCCTGGGCCACGATGGTCGGGTTGTCCGCCTTAGCCACCTGGGCATCGTACCACGCTTGGCTTTTTCTCGGATCATCGCGCCAGTCGAAGACGAACAGCGGCAACTTGCCTCCCTTGGCCTTGCGGTAGAACGGATTCCCGGCTCCGTTAGGCGTCGAAACATGCAGTTTGCAGTTGCTCGTCTGGCTCAGTGCGGCATCCACGGCCTCTGGCCGCTCGATATAGGCGGCCTCATCCAGAAAGTAAACGCTGGTACGTGCGCCACGCCCGATGTTGTCGCCAGCCTCGCCGACGATCTTTGCGCCATTCTCCGGGTTGGTTATGACCATGTAGGGCGCATGCTTCTTGCTGTTCCATCCGGCAGGGCGGAACTCGCGCGGCAAGAGGTCGATGAATGTCCGGACTTTCCAGAATAGCGATTTAGGGTCCCCAAGCTTGTCCACGTACTCCTCTTTGCGGCTGCCGAACCCAACCACGCTTCCTGGGTGGTAGAGGAAAATCCAGACGGCAGCAGCCACAGTCAACCAACTCACGCCCATGTCGCGGCTCTTCTCCGCCACGCCATCCTCTTGCCCTTTCCAGCGCTCTATGATCCAGTCGATGAACTCGACTTGCCGAGGGAACAGCAGGAACGGGACGACTGGGTCGATGCCACGCTCGACCAAGCGCGGGTCGAATGTCGATCCGAACAGGGTGACGAAGTCGCAAGGGTAGTCACGAAAGTGGGACTTCATCCCGCCGATGGCCCCTGGCTCCGCTCGCAACGCCTTCAGCATCCTGATTCTGCGCCGAATGATGACCTCGTAGTCCGGTGCCGTCCAGTCGAAGCCTGCCACAAGCTGCCTGGACAGGTCAGTGATCGGCATTTTCGCCCCAGATACGGGCATAATGTGCAAATTGCACATACCGGCCGCGTGGCACTATGAACAAAACGCCAAGTTTCTCCTGCCTGATAGCCCATTGTGGGCTCACCAAGGCCGACGTGGCGCGCATCTGTGAGGTGGCGCCGTGTACCGTTTCTAGGTGGGGGGACAGCCCGCCCGCAATCGTACTTAGATACCTGGAGCTACACGCGGCCAGCAAATACCTAGTCGACCTTGAGGTAGCCGTGCGGGCGCTGCCGGTGAGACGATGAATGCCATGTAAGCGCATGATTCTGGGCTATCCGAGGCCATCGCTGCACACCCGCCAGGCGTCGCACGCCGGCATCGCGTCTACGTCGCGCGCGTCAGGCGTGTCAGGTCCGGAGATCCCGAAGCTTTCGCGCTCCATAGCTACCAGCTTGGCCCGGGAGTCAACCAGTGCTTTGAATGCTGCTGCTGCTTTGTGGATGTCGATTGGCTCTGCTCCGTCACCCGCGTAAGCGCTTGATGCAACAAGGATTTCGTCGAACAGACGCTCAATTACGGCCGCGCGCTCAACCTGGTCACGGAAGCTCTTCCGATGGCGAATAATTACGCCGGCGGCTACATCCGATGCCTGTTCGACCGCCAATCTGATCGTCTGTGCAGATTTCTGTGCACCCTCTCGTGCTGACTGCTCGATCAACTCCTGCACGTCGATCTCGCTTATTTTGGCCTGGGTGCGGGCCTGGATCGCCTGTGACAAGTCGCGGGTCCATCCGCCGGAGTGCATATGAGCGGTAATTGCGGTCGTGGAGATTGCGTGCTTCTGCGCGATCTGCCGGACAGTGATCTGTCCTGCGCGGTAATCGCGCTCTACCCGCTCCCAGTCGATCCGCTTAGCCATCACATCCTCACGGCGTAGTAAGCAGCACTCGGCTGGATCATGGCGGCATCATGGATGTAGTACGGCCGCGGGAGGCGGGTATAAATCGAAGTGGCGGCAGATTGGCAACGGTGGGTGTCGGGCACCAGACACTGAGTCTGAGCGACCGGTCGCGCGAATTGCTCAGTTAGGACAAGTGGGTAACCGTACATGATCTTATAGTATAGCGTTAAGGATTCTTCCCGGCTCGCAGGGCTGTGCGCCGCCAACATAGCGGATAGTCCGCGCGCTTTCTGGGGACACGGCTTCTCCTGCCCAGGGCGAAGTGCACTGGCTGGTGTCTGTCTCATGTAAATCCTTCGTTGTCCGGCGATGCTGCTCGGCAGATACATCGTCCAGCTAACTCTGATGGAGATCGCTCCGGAGGCCGATCTGCCTGGCGTATATCGTGGGCGCAAGTCCCCTACCCGTCAGTATACGACACTTTTCCTATGTCAAGTGTTTTTTTTACGTGACGGCCCATAAAAACATTTGATTGACATTTCCCTTGACGGCACTCGAATCGCGCGTATAATTCGATCATCGACACCGGGAAGGGTTCCGGTGCCAGCAACCGGAGAACGAAATGACAAACAGCTACACGAAAATGCGGGACGGGTCCTGGGGGATCCGGGTAGCATCAGAATCTGTCAGACCAGCCGGAACGGTCCGGCGCAAAATTGGGAGAAACATCATGGCCCCAATCACAATCACCCTGAATGACGAAAAGTGCGGCATTGCCGCATTGCGCACGGCCATTAAGGCCGCGCTGCTGGTCGCTAACCCTTCCGCAAGGAAGGTTAGAGTTACAGGTCTGAAAACCTGTGGCTTCCGCAAGGAAACCGGCTACGGCAGGCTTTGGGTAACCTGCGACGGCGGCATGGTCGTCGCCTGGCCCGACCACAGTGTCGCCTATAAGATAGGCGACGACCAGTCCACATGGCGAAACTTCGGGGAGCCGAGCGCGACGATGTTCGCGTTTGACTTGGACCTCGTCGCCGAGGTCGCGCTATGACCTCAAAAAACGTGGCCGCTCGTGAGATCCGTGCAGCCGCCGCTTCGGTGGTGGGTGCCCGTAGCATGGGCATCACCACCGCGGCCTGCGAGGCCGCGCCTGCCCTTCTGGCGCGTGCCGAAGAAACCCTCGAATCCATGCTGGCCCGCGCGGCCGGCATGGGACCGTCGGCCCCCTCGATGTCCGCCGAGGGGCGGTACACCGCCGCCGCGTATGCGGCCGCCGCGTATGCGGCCGCAATAGATGAGCTCCGGGCCGCGCTGGGCCTGGAGACTCACGCGGCTGTCGCGGCCGCCGCCCGCGAGGTGCGCGATCAAGCGGCGCGGGATTCCGCAGAAATCAGCGCGGCGGAAGAGTCCTCCATGCAGGCGGCTATTGATGCCGCCAACCAGGCCGCCCGCACCGCGGCGTGCGATGCCATGTCCAGGCTGGTCGTGGATGGGCGTGGCCGACGTGTGTGTATCACGTCACGGTCCTCGTATTCCGAGGGCCGTATGTCCAGCTTGGGCGGCTGGAATGCAGGTGGCGATGTCATGGCCAGGGGTATGGTCATGACGGCCGAGGATGGCCGGGATGTAACCGGCGAGGTCGTCGCCACGGTCGAGGGCGAGTTCCGCCTGGAGCAGCCCTACTGCCGGTCGTACCCAAACGGCGGCGAGACCTGGCATGGCGGCGGGCTAGTGCCTGTCGCCTCAACGGCCACAAGCGAGTGGCTGCCGGCCGGGTCCCGCGTCCCAGAGTGGCGGAGTGAGTCCCGAGTGGCGGCTGATTGGACTGCCGCCGACCTGGCGCGTGCCGACGACGCCATGATCACCGATCTGGCGGCGATGCCGGAAGCCTGGCTACAGGAGCGGGCTAATCTGGTGGCGGCGTTCGCGGGTGACCCAGACTCCGCCTATGGCGGGCAGAGCGGACGGAAGTATTCCGTCCGCTCCGAATTACGCACGGACCTGGTCGAGTACCAGGCCGCACAACGTGCCGCCGAAGCGGCGAAATCCGCCCGGGTGGCGTCTTCACCGTTCGCGGCGCTGGCCGCACTGAGGGGATCGTTATGAGCATCATCAACCTAACCCAACACCCTGCTACCCACGAGCAGGTCTCGGCAGGCGTATTCGACCTGCCGCCGGGTTTGCGTGGCGACCTGGTCGCCATGCTGACCTTTGATGCACTCCCTGGCGCGGATGAAGTCCGCGATCGCGCCCACGATATAGCCGTAATGGCGTCGATGCTGGCAAGCGGCGAGGACCGCGCCGAAGAAGCTGGCGATGAGGTCGCGGAGAGCGATCTGGGGGCATTTGCCCTGAGCGCCATGATCGGCGGTGCACCGTATCTCATGGCACCGCTCGAAATTGCTTTGCGCGAGCAGGGCATCGAACCAGTCTACGCCTTCTCGGTGCGCGAAAGCACCGAGCAGGTGCAGCAGGATGGTAGCGTCAGGAAGGTCAACACCTTCCGCCACGCCGGGTTTGTTCCGGCTGTGGAATAAGGGGAAACGCAATGGCTGAAATAAGCGTTTCCGAGTTGGCTCTCGCAATCGGGAGCGATAAAGAGATGAGCGGATTCCCGCACACCGCCGCCAGGTCGGTTACCTGGTATGTCGAGGCGCTTGGCGCTGAGGCACACTCTTGGAGTTAGTCATGAAAAACATCACCATTACCGCGGTAATTGACCGCAATGTCGCAATCGCCGCTGGCCGGTCAGAGTATGGGGAGGTAGATATCCCCGTTGACGTCGGCTCCCTGACAACAGAGCAGCGGGCCATCTTGGCC